CACATGCGTCACCACATCCGCCGGCGCCGCGCGCCGCGGCGGAGCCTTGGAGCTCTCCGCGGCCGCGGAGCGTCTCGAGCTTGAAAGCCGCGAGGATGCGGACCCAATCCTCGAGCTCGATGGTGACCTTGTCACCGTGGATTTTGGTAGCGGTGCTCCGGTCCTTAGCCATCGGTCTCCTCCTTGGCGCGGTAGCTCCGGTGGAGCTCATCTACTGCGGCCTCGATGCTCTCGGAGCTCCGGCCGAGGTCTTTCATTTTGGCGCGGATGTCCCGCTCGGCTTGCTCGAGGCGCGCCTCCGGGACGTAGGTGATTTGGCAAGCGTAGGGGATGGCGGCGCCGGCGAGAAACATGAGCGCCAGAAAGAGCGCGATGAGGAGACCAAGGCGGATGCCGCGCCGGAGTTGCTCAATTGTCCGAGGGTCCATTTTGCCGGTCCTGTAGGAGCCGGCGGATTTCCGTGAGTTGCTCGAGGACGGTGCGGTTTTGCTCGGATTGGACGCGGACGTGGTCCTCGAAGCGTTGCTCTATCGCCTCCACGCGGACCTCATTGCGGAGCGCGCGCTCGGTGGTGCCCACGAGCATGGACTCCCCCCACACGCGGCCCACGAGGAGCATTGCAACGCCGGCCACAAGGCCGAGCGCCAAACGGGACCAATCCTTGCCACTATTCGGTCTTGCAAAATCCGCCAAACCCTCGGCCAACGTCATCTCCCGCCGTGCTGGTTTCTTCCCCGCGGTGCTGTCCATCGGCCTAGTCTTGGTCCCCTCGTTGCTGGCCGTCGCCGGGATTATACACTCCACCGGCTCCGGCTCCTCATGCCACTTTGAGAGCTCGAAACGTCGAGCCGGCCTTGAGCTTGGATGTGGTTGGCGGGAGGCCGAGCGCCACCACCATGTGGAAATTGGTCCGGTTGCTCCCCCATGTTGCCGTAGGTTGGATGCTCCCGGCTCCGCCGTCCGCGTAGCCGATGCCGGAGGCCTTGAAATTGTTACTCCAATTCTCGTTGGTGGTGATTTCCGAGGCCCACGATGGCGCCGTGGCGCTCGTGTTTGTGGTCCCGCAAATGGCCAAAGCAATTTGGCCGCCCGCGATGATGATGGCCTCGTCCACTTGATTGGACGTGGCCGCGGCTCCGCCGTTGTCCCCGGTGACCTTTGTGGCCGCGTCCTCGGCGTTGAGCTCGGTGACGCCAGAGCTCGAGTATTCCACCGCGTAGCCGTGAGTCCGGCGGTTGACTTCGCCAAGGTCCCATCCAACGGTGGTGGACTCCGCGGCGCCGGCAAATTTGGCGTAGATGTGGAGACGGTAATCAAAGCCGCCGAGCGTGGTGACGGCGGTGGCCATCCGCGTCCATCCGCTCGAGGTCAACGTGGCGATGTCCGCCACGGTCTCATCATGCCAAAGAAAGGCCGCGAGGAGGTTGCCCTCCGTTGGCGTCACGGAGTAGGTGTTGGCGAAAGTTTGCGCGAGGCCGTTGGTGTTCTTGGTGTCTTGGACAACGGTGAGAGCCATCGTCTCCCCTACGGGTCATTGAGCGTGGCAAACATCGGGACCAATGTGCCGCTCGAGGTCACATCAATCGAGCCCATTATCTCCGTGAAACCTCGGACCACGCCAGAGGCGCCCACGGCCGCGGCCGTGGGATGGAGCGCGTTGAGCTGTCCGCTCACGAGGACGGAACACTCACCGGTGTCATCGTCCGTGGTGCGGATTTGGTAGATGGCCGTGCCGAGCGCGGTGCCGCCCATCACATACTTGGCGCCGAGCTGGTAGTCCGCCTCAATAAAGAGCTCGGCGCGGAAAGCGTATTGGGAGCCGGCCGCCACGTTGACGGAGAGGCCGGAGACCTCCACGAGCGTCCCGGAGAGGACCTCGAGCTCGGTGCCGAGGTAGGCGATGAGCTCGCCATCCGCTACGGGTCCGGGTCCACCGCCTCCGGGGACATCCGCCCACAACGGGAGACCGCCGCTCGAGATGAGATGTTGGCCGGTGGTGCCGATGGGGAGGCGCGTGAGAGCTCCGTTGAAACGCCGGTCCGTTGGAATTTCCACGGAGGCGTAGAGGATTTCTCCGGGGCTGTAGTTGGTGATGCCGGTGCCACCAAAGCCGGCGCGGAGCGGCCGGTCAATGGAGAGCGGGACCACGTCCGTATAGGCCGCGCTGGCGTAGGCTACTTGAGCGTCCGTACCAAAGTTGAAAATGTAGGCGCCCATCAAGGCGGTGGCGTTCTTGAACGGTCCAATGTTGCCGTTGGTGCCGTGACTCCACGAGAATGTCTCCGCGAGCGTGACGGCCGTGAGGTCCGAGACGTCAAACCGGTAGAGCTTGAGACTATTATCCGGCGAGGAGACATTTTTCGAGCTCCAACACACCGCCGAGACGCCGGCGAAGATGACGCCGGCGCCATCCATCACGCCGGTGGACAAGGCCAAGGAGCTTTGAGTATTGAGCGCGATGGTGGTGGTGTTCTTGACCACATCAATGGTGGCCCAAAAAACCGCCGAGGAGCTGGCGCGGCGAAACATGACGAGCGCGGTGCCATCGTCATTGAGGTCCCACGAAACGGCGGAGAAACCGATAGCAATGACGGTGTCCTCGGTGATGGCCGCCGGCGAGGAGCGGTCAAACGCGGCGCCATCCGGGTCTCCGCCACATCCATAGATAACGCTCTCGTCCGGTGAGAAAACAAGAGCGCGGATGCCGGAGACGGACGTGGCGAGGACTTGCGCCTCGATGGGAGCCGTTGGGGAGGTCACATCGTAGACAAAGATATTGGCGCTTTGGTCCACCGCGTAGATGTAGCCGTCCGAGCTCCAAATGCCCTCGGAGGGATTGGAGTTTTCGAGCATCGAGGTTGCCACGGAGCCAAGGAGGCTCATGCTCTCGAGAGAAAACACGCCCATTTCTGAGCCCACCGCCGCGGTTTGGAAGTAGGCGCATTTGGTCCCGTCCGGCGAGATGTAGATTTGTTGTTTGATGTTGGCGCCGGCGTTGAAAACATCGTGAGAGCCGCACGCGCTCGGTGACGTCGCCACCTGGCGCGTCACCGCGTCAATGGCGTATTTCTCCACGATGATTTGACGCGCCGATGGGAAACATTGGCCGGCGCATCCGGGAAACTCACCGCCGGGACATCCGCCAGAGCCGGCGTTTCCGCCGCGCCGCATCGTCACCAAGAAAAGGCCATCCGGCGTCACGCCTTGGGCGCTCCCAAAGGTATCCATAGCGCCGGAGACCGGACCTTGGAACCACTCGAAATCCACCGGCGGTGGGTCATGGACCACCGGCCCCGGCTCGATGGCCACAAGGTCAAACTCTCCCGGAGCTGGCGGCTCGATTTGGAGAGGCGGCTTGGTCTTTTCGTCCTTGCGGAAATACTCCATCCACGCGCCAAACGGGTCTCCGGTGGTGGCCTTTATCCGATACCAAACCTCATCGAGCTCCTCGTTGATGAAGCCGTTAACCTCCTCGATAAAGGCGGCCTCATTGTTGACATCGTTGTTGGGGAAATCCGCGGTGGCGGCTTGGCCGGCCTCGTAGCCGGCGGTGCGCGTCTCGAGCTCGATGATTTTGGGGACTATCGCAAACCGCTCGATGAGGTCCGCCGCATACTCCGAGGCCACGGCGCCGCTCGTGATGTCCGGTCCGGCCTCGGTGACGCGCTCGTAGATGCCGGATGTGCCCTCGAGCGCGGCGCGCGCCGCTATCTCCCCGGCGTCCTCCTCGGTGGCCACAATTGGAAACATATCCGTCCCCGCCATCACAAATTGGCGGTTGCGGTATTTCTGGCGGTCCGGCCGAATCTTGACGGAGTTGCGGAGAGCTATAGCGCCATCGAGGTCCGCCGGCGCGGGGACGCTCGTGAGGTCCCGAAAGTTGATGTCCTTGTCCGCGTCGATAAACCACGCCTTGCCCTCGAGCTCCGAGAGGATGTTAAAAGCCTCGGTGACGGTGACGTAGTTGAATATGATTTTGTCGATGACGGCGCCGGCCTCCACGCCGGTGGTGGTGAGGCCCTCGCCGGTCAAATAGTTGGTGTTGATGTCCTCTACGATGTCCTCAAAGGCCGTGGCCTCATACGTGGCCGCCACGGTGCGCCGGTCTGCTATGAGGTTGAAATCCGAGGCCGAGCAATCGAACCGGACAAACCGGTTTTGGTCCCGGTCTCCGAGCTCCTCCTCCTCCGGCTCGAGGAGGATGCCGCGGTAGCGGACGGTGGCATCCTCGAGGATGACGATGACCATGCCATCCACCGGCCGGAAAGCGTCTCCAACGGGGACATCAAAGACGATGCCGGAGGCCTTGCCGCGGCCATTGGTGATGAGCTCAAAGTTGGTGCGCTCGCGCTTCCAAACGTCCGTCCGGTCAACGCCGGCCACGGTGATGGTAACGGCCATCTCGAGCTCCTAGTTGCCGCGGCCCACGCCACGATGAGAGAGCATCCGAGGCATGTTGTCGAGGACCTCCTCCGCGAGCACCTTGCCATTCGGGAGCATCACTTTTATCACCATCGGACCACCACCACCGCCAGCTCCGCCGCGAGCGGAGGCTCCGCCAGCTCGAGCCGCGGCTCCCACCATCGTGGCGAGGCTGCGGCCCTGGCTCGATGTGACCACGGCCTCGTCACCGTGGAGCGTGGTGTCCGTGGCTTTGCCAAAGTTGAGGAAATCAAAGCCGGTGCCTCGAGCGAAACCCTCCCGCTCCCGCTCCCGCTCATCCTCGCGGCCTCCTCCTCCTCCATCACCGCCATCGAAATCCGGGATGTCTCCAACGTCAAACCTGATGGGGATGGTGATGTCCACGTTGGCGAGCTCGGCCGCGGCCGTCTTGGCCGCCGCGGCTTGGTCCATCATCGCTTGGGTGGCCTCGAGCGTCTTGGCCTTGGCCTCATCGGCCACCATCGCCACCGCGCCGGCGGTGGTGGTGGCCACGTCCTCGATGACGGCGGCCGATGCCGTGGCCGTTTGCTCCACGGCCGTGGTGGCCTCCTCCATTGTGGTGGTGACGGCGCCGGCCATCTCCGCGGCCGCCTTTTGGGCATCGGTATAGAGGAGCTTGATGGCTCCGCCGGCCTCTTGTGTGAAACCGATTGTCCCGGCGGTGAGTTGCTCGAGCGCCTCCGCGTGGGAGATGCCGAGCTTGGTGGCGGCGTTGGTGGCCGCGTTGCGGAGCTCTTGGAGCTCGAGGCCGGTGGCCGCCATCCCGGCGGTAACCGTGTCTAATGTCGGTTGGATTTGCGCGATGATGGCCTTGACGGCCTCCGGCCCTTCTTTCTCGGCTTTCCAAAGTGCGTCCGCCAATCGGAGAGCCTCGGCCTCGGACTTGCCAACGGCCAAGAAAGAGTCCCGGATGGCGATGACCTTGGAGGCCCATGCCTCCGAGGCTCCGCCGGCGGCCGCCGCGGCCGCCTCCGCCTTGCCGGCCACGCCGAGCATCCCGGAGAGCTCACCCACAAAGGCGCCGGCCGTCTCTCGGCCGGCTTTCTCGGCCGCGGACACACCACCAAAGAGGCCCGCGATGGCGCCAAACATCTTGGAGCCGAGCGCCTTGAGTCCCTTGAAAAGCATTGGCCCAAAGGCCGAGATGAGCGGTCCAATGACGGGGATGAAATTAGACGCGGTGCCGAGGATGGATGTGAGGCCGCCGAGGAGCCCACCGGCTCCGCCTGCGCCGAGGCCGCCAAAGAGGCCGGAGAGCATCCCTCCGAGACCTCCGCCACCGGCTCCGGCTCCGCCTCCGCCTCCACCAAAGAGGCCGGAGAATAGGCCGCCGAGGCCGCCACCCTCTCCGCCTCCGAGGATGCCGGCGATGCCGGAGAGAAAGCCGCCTCCGCCCATTACTCCGGCGGTGCCAAAGACGTCCTCGATGGGTCCAGAGAGCGCGCCCTCGGCGCTCTTTACAAAGGAGTTGCCGCTCGATGTGCCGGACCCACCAAAGAGGCCGGTGATGCTCCCCATGATGCCGCCGAGGCCGCCGAGAAATCCGTCTCCGCTCTTTTTGCCGGAGCTCCCAAAGAGGCTCGCCACGCCACCCATGATGCCGCCGAGGATGCCGCCACCACCGTCACCACCAAAGAGGCCGGTGATGCCGCCGAGGAGCCCACCGAGGCCCTCCGAGACAAAGGAGCCGAGAGCTCCGATGGCGCCATCAAGGAGCGGGATGCCGGTGTCAAACTCTCCGAACATCCCACCGAGGCCACCGCCGGCCGCTTTGGAGCCGCGCTCGAGCTCGCGGAGCTGCGCGTTAACTTCCGGCGTCATCACACCGAGGCGCTCATACCTATCCCGGAGCTCGGCCACGATGCCGGCCATTTGCTTGGCGGGGACTTGGCCGGAGGCCATGAGGTTATTGACCTCCGCGAGCTCGCGGCCGGTGTTGGGGATGGTGACTCCCCACCGCTCCATCGAGCGGTCAATGCTGTCGATGAGCTCCGGGACCTTGGCCGGTGGTCCCGCCGCAAACTCCGTCATCACTTCGGTGGTGTCCTCAAACGGCGGGACCACCGCGGCCGCGGCGTTTTGGAGTTTCCACATTAGGCGCTCGAGCGGCGAGGCGGTGCCGGTGAAATCATCCGCGGCGGAGCTGGCGGCGCCAAAGCTCGGCGGGAGGAGGTCAATGGCGCCGGCCGCGGCCGTGGTGGCCGTGGTGGTGCCCTCCATCGCCGTTTGTGCGGCCTCGAGCGCCTCCGGGACAAGGCCGGCCTCATCGCGGAAACCTCGGACGGTGTCCGCGATGCCCTCAAACTCCTCTTGGGTGATGCGGCCGGAGTTGCGGAGGTCCGAGAGTTGCGTGGAAAACTCCTTGCTCTTGACCACCGCGGGGTCCATCTCGGACAAGAATTTGCGGAGGCCCTCCTCGCCGGCGGTTTGGTAGGCGATTTTCAAATCATTGACGGCGAGCGCGTTGTCCATGATGACGCCGTTGATATTGGCGAGCGCGAGCGCGGCCTCCTCCGCCTCGGCCTTTGCCGAGCCAATCTTGACGATGAGCACGGCGAGGCCGGCCACGGCGGCGCCGATGGCGAGAGGTCCCGCGAGCGTGGCGAGCGCCGCGCCGAGGACGCCGATGCCAACCGAGAGGCCGGCCGTGCCGGCCACGGCGCCGATGAGAGGACCCACCACGCCGGCCACGGCGCCAAAGGAGGAGACGAGCGTACCGAGGACCACCAACACCGGTCCGGCCGCGGCCGCGATGCCGGCGATGGCCACGCCTACGGCTTGGACGGGAGCCGGGAGGTTGCCAAACCATTTGATGGCGGACATTGCCCAATCAATGAGCGGCTCCGCGAAATCGAGGACGCGGATGAGGATGGGGATGAGGACGTCTCCGAGATTTTGCGCCACCACCGCCATACGTTGTTGGAATTGTTGCCACTGGAAACCGGCCGCGTTGATGCCCTCGGATTGCTCGCGGAAAGCCTCCTCCGCCAAGCCGGCCACGTCACCCATCGCGGCCATCTTCTCGGTGAAGGTGTCCGCTTGAGCTCCGCTCGCGGAGAGCGCGAGAGTCTGTCCCTCGATGCTCCCAATGTAGTCCGCGAGGTCACCCTCACCTTGTTTGGCCGCGGCCACCACCGTGGCCATCGCGCCTTGGAGGCCTCGTTGCGCGATGAGCGCATTGCCGCTCTCCACGCCGAGCTCGCCAAAGAGCTCTTTCATGGAGTCGGTTGGCGAGAGGAGACTTTGGAGGACACCACGGAGTTGTGTGGAGACCTCGGCCGCGCCACCGGTCACACCGGTAAACGTGGCCATCACACCAAAGAGCTCCTCTTGGGAGACGCCGAGCTCGGCGGTGAGAGGCGTGACGCGGCCCACCGAGGCCGCCAGCTCCGGGAAAGTAGTTTGGCCGAGCTTGTTGGCCATAAAGGCGAGGTCCGCGGCCTTTTGGACGGCGGCCGCGGATGTGTCGCCATAGCCTTTGGTCACCGCGGACGTGAGATTGATGGCGTCCGTGGTGGTGGCGAGGCCGGCCGCGGCGGCCCTGGCGTTGATGCTGAGGAGCTCGGCGGACTCCGCGCTATCGCCAAAGGCGGACACCACTTGAAAGAGGCCGTCCGCGAGGTCCTTGGTGGACTTGCCGGTCTCGATGGCGAGCTCTTGGACGTTGCCTTTGAGCTCCTTGATGCGCTCGGAGTTGCCGGGGATGAGCGTGGCCACGTTGGCCATCCCGGCGTTCATATCCGTTGCAAACTTGATGGCCGCGCCACCGGCCGCCACGAGCGGAGCCGTTATGCCAAGCGTCATCTTGACGCCGGCGCCTTGCATCTTGGCGCCGGTCTTGGTCCATTTGTCGCCGGCTTGGGTGACGAGCTTGCCGGCTTTCTCGAGCCCCGGAGTAAAGTTATCTACGAGCTCGAGGAAACCGCGGAGCGTCCCAATTGTTAGCGCCACGGTATGGCTCCTATCTCACATCCTCCGCGGTGGTGGACGTCGTTGCTACTTACTCGTCATCATCATCGTAGCCGCTGGCGCGCTCGATGCTGGCGGCTTTGTCATCCTTGGACTCCGGGACCTTGGCCGGGACCTTGGCGCCGGCCGCCCTGGCGAGCATCGCGCCGATGGCTCGCATTTGTTTCCACGTCTTGCGCTTGCGCCTTTTCTTTGGCTTGTCATCGCCGTGGTCCAAGACAAAATCATCGAGGTCAAACGGCCGCCGGCGTTTCTTCTTGTCCCGGTGGAGCTCCGCCAACATCCACGAGGTTTGAGCCGCGCGCGCATCATCGCGCCGCGGTCCAAATGGCTCGAGCTCCGCGAAAGCTCTCCACTCCCGGAGCTCCTCGATGTCAATTCGCCGGAGCATCTCATCTACGTTGACCTCTCCGAGCGCCAGAGCAAGCCGATAGGCGAACCGCCGGAACGGGTCCGCCTTTAGGCGTTTTTTGCCGCGGCCTCCGCCGTCTCGCCGTCGAGCTCGGTGGCGAGCTCCATGAGCACGGCCACAATCTCACCCTCGAGCTCCTCGTCCTCGGCGCGTAACCGCAACATCTCCGCCAGCTCGCGCCGGCGGCTGTCGCCAAGGCCGTTGAATTTGATGCACTCATCGGAGACGGTGCGGATGCCTCGCATGGACTTTTTGGCGAGGCGCTCGATGCTCTCCTTGGAGGCAAACATCTTGGAGCCATCGGGATTGATGGCGCACGCTCGGACGAGCGCGATGGCCGAGGAGACGGCGGTGGCGTCCTTGTCCGCGGAGACGCGGCCCCACGTCTCCGCGCTCTTGGCATCCATGAGCCGGATGGGGACGTGGCCTCCCCAATCCTCCACGTAGATGGTGGTGGTCTTGAGGTCATCGGCATCGAGAATATCGGCTCCGGTGAGGAGGACGAGCTCGATGTCCTCCTTGGCCTTTGGTGCTGGCGGCTTGGTGCTCTTGGTGCTCCTCGTATTTGCCATTCTCTCCTCGCGGTGGTGATAGGAGGCGCCGGCGAGCTCGTGACCTTGGCCTCGAGCTCGCCGGCGTGATGAGCGCGGCTACGGCACTAGGCCGCGGCTTGCCACTCGTGTTGGCCGGTGACGGCCACGGTGAGGTCCGCGGCGAGTCGGTCATCCACCGGCGCGTCTACCTCAAAGCCGGTGATGTAGCCGGAGAAAAGCCATTTCTCCGTGTTGGGAAAGGTGATTTGCCAGATGTCCCGCGCGCCATCGTCGTAGGACTTTTGGAGTCCGGTGAGATGGTCTTGGGTGGCATCGGATGGCTCGAAGTTGAGGTCCGCCGAGAGGTCACCGTGGCGCTTGATGCCAACCACTTTCTTGTCCCACGTCTCGTTGTGGGTGGTGGTCTCGATGGTGTTGCGCTGCAACGCCGGCGGGGTGAGGTCCCTGAGCTCGGCCACGTCCGTAAAGGCGACGGGACCTCCTTGCGGTGAGCTGTCCGGCCAATTGGGGTCTACGCTCCGCGCGAGGATGGTGCCTTGCGCTGACTGTCCGCCCATCTTGCTCCTCCAATCACGCGGTTGGTTTGTTTGGCCTCGAGGCCTCTACGCCGTCGAGAGTGTTTCGTTTTTGATGACGGCGAGAGCATTGTATACCGCTCGCGCCTTGGCTCGAGCCACGGCGTTGGACGCGGCTCTCACTACCACTTGAGCGTTTGGCCGCTCGGTAAATGGAGCGTCTTGGTTTTGAATCATCTCCGGCGAGGCTCCCGGATTGACGAGGACTTGAGTGTAGGGTCCATCCCCGTCCGGGATGGCCGCGCGGCGGCCGGTGAATAGGTCCACCGTCTCCGTCCCAAGGCCCTTGTTTTGGAGGAGCCGCGTGAGCTCGAGGCCGGTGTGGTCCACCGAGCTCGGGGACTTCTCGATGCCAATGTTGAAACTCCACCGCGGCCGGCTTTTCTTGTCCAAGCCGAGCGCATCGTTTGGCTCTTGCAACATTTTTATCCGCCGATAGTAGGCCGTCAAAATCTTAGCTCCCGCGCGAGGTTGGCCGCGAGGCTCCCCGCGGCTTGCATCAAAGGTGTCTCAAGGTATTTGTACTCTCCAACGGTGTGCTCGAAATCCGGCTCCTCGTGTTGGACCACCGCATAGTCAACCGTGGGGGAGCCAAAGGCTATGGCCACAATGATGAGCTTGCGCGTGTGTTCCGGTCCGGCCGTTTGGCCGGAGGCGCGGAGCGGTCCGAGGTCCACCGGAACATAGACGCGGAGAGAGAGCGTGAGGACGGCCTCGGCCGCGTTGAGGAGCGCGGCGCCGGCGTCCTTGGGGAGCTCCTTGGCGATGCCGAGGAGGTTGCGCTCCATCTCCCTGGCGCCCTCGAGCTTGAATTTAGGCGTTGCCGGCATCCGTCTCCTCGTTGCCGCTCGCGGAGGCGGCGCCGTCCTTGGGGAGCTCGTAGCGTGTGATGCGCGGCTCCAAGGCCGCCTCGAGCTCGCGGTGGAAAGCCTCGCCAATGTTACTCCATCGGAAACGGTCCTCTCCAACACGAGCGCGGCCGCGGTCCGCCAGCTCGGCGCGGTAGCTCTTGTCCGCGTAGAGCTTGCGGAGCGCCTCGATGCTGGCGGCCTTGTCCGGGACTCCGCCGATGACGTTGGGGTTGATGATGTTGCCGGCGGGAAAAGAGCGGCTCCCCGCGGTGACGGAGATGGTGGAGCACGGGACGAGCTCGCCGGCGCCACCGGCGAGGAGCTCACCGAGCGCGGACCAATCCGGCGCGATGCATGGGACGCCGGCCGCCATCGCCTCAAACGTGGTGAGACCAAAGCCCTCTCCTTGTGTGGTGGAGAGCATCACATCAAACGCGGAATACATCCCCGCGAGACTTTTCTCCGGGACGCCTTGGCCGATGGTTGGCGGGACGGAGAGGATGAGGCGGTGAGGGATGCCGTAATAGCCCATGAGTTGTTTGACGTCTACGGCGTGCTCCCCGGTTGGCGCCAGATGGAGCATGAGGTAGGCGTCGTGGACCTTGTCCTCGAGGACCCACTCCGCGAAATAGTCAATGGTGAGCTCGAGGCGCTTGCGCGGTTGGTTGCGGTTGACGTTGCCGACAATGTAGCCGGTCTCCGCCGGCGAGCCTTTGAGGCCCCACGCCACGCGCGCCTCCTGGCGCGGGAGCGGCCGGTAGAGCTCGAGGTCCACGCCGAGCGGGACCACGCCGGCGTGGCCGGCGAAGCCACCGAGGCGCGCCTCCTCCTTGGCAAACTCCGTCCAAAAGATGGCGTGATTGACGCCGGCGAGGTACTCGTCCGCGCGGAGATTCTTGCCGTCCACGGCGAGCCATACCACGAGCGGTGTGGTGCCAACGGCGGCGCGGTAGTGAGGGATAAACCACGGGTCTTGGAGGACCACCACCACGTCCGGCCGGTGGCGCGCGCAAATCTCCGGGAGGCGCGCCATGCCGAGCGGGTCACCACCGCGCTCCGTCATGCATGGGTGGATTTTGTATGGCCACCGCGCTTGGACATCGGGGTCACCGTAGTAGTTGATGCCGAGGACCTCCACGTCCCACTCACCGGAGGCGTGGAGCCAATCGCATAGGTGATGAGTTGCTCGAGCGAAGCCGGTAGCCACGCCGGCGTCTCCCACCCAAAGGAGCTTACGTTTTGCCATCGTCATCTCTCGCGGTGGTGTCCTCGAGGAGCTCGAGGATGGAGTTGTAGAAACCGGAGCAAACGCGGCTCCATGAGAAATAGGTCCGCGCCTCCTCGAGCTCGTCCGTGGTGAGCGGCTCCGGCTCACACTCAAAGAGGCCGAGGAGCTCCTCCTCGAGCTCCTCCTTGGTGCCCTCGTTGACGAAGTAGGCCCATCGGCCATAGTGGTCTCGGTAGTGTGGCCGGTCAAAGCAGATTGGCCGAGCTCCGCATAGGAGGCCCTCGGCGGCCGGGAGCTCGAAGCCCTCCGCGCGCCGGAGGCCGGCCACGTAGTCCGAGCGCCGGTAGATTTTGGCGAGCATGAGGTCCGTGATGTCCAAGCCGCGCTCCACCCACGCGCCGAGGCCGAGGTCCGGTCCAAGGTGGTACATCCGCCGGCGAGCTCGGCGCGTGGCCGCGGCGGCCTCCTTGATGCCCTCCGTGGCGGCCACGTAGCCGCTCGTGGTGATGACAAACCGCGGCGGAGGCGGGACCTCGATGCCGATGCCGGGATTGAAAATCCGCGAATCCGCGCCGAGCGGAGCGAAGTAGAAAGGGACGCCATCGAGCTCCACGCCGTCCTCGGCCGCGAGCTCCTCGAGGTTGTAGTAGCTCCACACGCCAACGCTCCCGCGCCAGAGCTCGAGCCACTCCGGGACGCGCGGCTCTTGGGTGGAGCGGAGGCAATATTGGATGATGGCGTAGCGTTTGCCGGCGAGCTCGAGCGCCTCCACGGCCTTGACGGTTTCGGGGTATCCAATCACATGGAGGACCACGAGCTCGGCGTCCTCCGGCCGGCTCACGAGCTCCAATCCGGCCTCCATCCCCTCATGCTCGAGCGCATTGGCCACACGATGCATCGCGCGGCTCAATTTCTCCGGCGCTTGGACAAATACGCGCATCACACCGCGCCTCCTGGCGCCGCTCCGTGGCGGAGGATGGTGGCCACGGTCTCCTTGACCACATCGGCGTCATCGTAGATGGCGCGCGCGTCCTCCTGGCGGCCGTCAATGAGCTTGGCGCTCCGGCCGTTGATGATGACGTTGTGAGGCCGGAGGTCTCCGTGGTGGTCCTCGAGCTCCGCCACCGCGGCGCCATAGTGCGCGGCGATGTAGGCCGGGAGCGGCCACGCTCCACCGAGCTCGAGGTAGGTGACGAGGTTGATGCCGGGATGCCATAGCCGTGGTCCGATGCCGGCGCCGGCAAAGATGACGCTCCGAGCTTGCGGCGTGGATTGGATGGCGTGAGCGCGGATGTGAGCTTTAGGCGGCGCGCCGATGTAGGCGCGGCGGAGCTGGCGCTTTGGCCGGCGATAGAGGTAGATGGGACGCTCCACGCCTTTGGTGGTGTGGCTTGGTGTGGTGCCGAGGAGCTCGTGGCCGGTGAGCTCCTCGAGATAGCGGTGGATTTCCGGGACCACGCCTTGGCCGAGCGCGCCGGTGTCATTGGCCGGCGGCGTCTCGATGATGACATTGTCACCGAGCTCGAGGAGGAGGTCCGCGGCCGGCCGCCAGCTCGCGCCAAACCAATGGAGGACGTTGAGCGCGAGGACCACGTCAAAGGCCTCACACGAGGCGAGCGCCTCGAGGTCCTCGATGGAGAGCTTGCGCTTGAGGACGATGATGCGGTCATTGCCGGCGGCCGCGTTATCCGCGGCCAACGCCGGGAGCATCTCGCCGGTATCCACGAGGATGGCCGCGGCGCCGTGCTCGTGAGCTGCGCGGAAACCGAAATAGCCACACGATGCGCCGATGTCCAAGACGGTAAACGGCCGGCGGTACTCATCGAGGACGCGCTTGATGAGCTCGAAACGCGCCGGCGTTGAGGCGCGCTCATGCTCCACGTTTTTGGTCTCGCCGGCGATGTAGATTGGTTGATACGGCACGCGGGTCCTCCTATGCGGGATGGCGGACGTGGAAATCTCGATGAACTCCGAGACGGTAGCCGGACGCTCGAGCGTTTGCACACCACTCCACGAGCGCGCCGGTGGACATCGGCGGGACCTTGCGCGCCACATCGGCTCGCATCACGAGGCAAGAGCCGGCGGAGTCGAGCTCGGTGATGCCGGTGGCCTTGAGCTCGCGGTGGTACGGCGGCCCACCGGAGAAACGGTGGCCACCGCGGCGAAACCCCCAAATGTCATAGAAATTGTCACCGGCCCACACCATTGGGGAGATGACATCAAAGCCACCGCGGCGCTCGGCGGCGATGTCCACGAGGCTCCCGATGTGGTGAGGCCCCCAAACCAAATCACTCTCCACGTAGACGAGGACCTCGTCCTCCTGGCGGACGCCGGCAAAGATGGCATTGCCAACACCGGAGAGCGCGGCCATGCGCGCCGGCGCCTCGGTGGAGCCCATCGGCGGGAGGCCGTGGTTGTGGGTGTTGAGTTGGAGCTCGAGGTCAAAGGTGTGAGCCCACACGGCGAGAGCTCGGCGCGTCTTGTCCGAGCTGTCACCCTCCACGGCGAGGACGCGGACGGTGTGGTCCCCGCCGGCGTGGTCCTCGAGCTCGCGGACTTGCCGCATGTGTCGCTCCACGTAGCCGGCCGCGTCTCGAAACGCGGAGCCCACCACAATCCTCATCCACGGCCCTCAAAGTTGTAGGTCCACCACAACGCAAAGCCGATGAGCGCCCAAATCAAGAGGGAGCCAAAGACGATGGCCGCGAGCTCGGCCAATCGGCGCGCGGTCACGGCGCCAGCTCGAGGAGCTCGAGGTCCTCCGTGGAGCCGGGGACTCCCCAATCCCAATCATCCGCCGGCGTGTGAGGCCGAGGTCCGCGCGTGTTGATGTTGGCGAGGCTCGAGCGCGTGAGCTCGAGGAGCCGGCGCGTGGCCTCTATCTTGGCGCTCCGCCTCGAGGCCGGCGCCGTGATGGTGGTGTAGAGGTCCTCCACGAGCTCGAGGAAATCCCCGCCGACGTCGCCGGCGAGCTTGCGGATGGCGGCCTCATTCTCAAGCCAAGAGTCCACGGCCTCGGAGAGCGTCAATGGAGCTCCTCTACGTGGACGCAAGATGTCCCGCCGCATGTGTGACGGTCCGGCCGGCGTGGTTTGGCGCATCCCTCGGCCTTGCAAAGATACCGAGCTCGGACGCGGCCGCTCTCGATTATCCGCACTAGCCGCGCCGGCGTGCCGGCCCACATCTCGCCGGCGGGGACATCGGTGCCCTCGAGGACCACCGCGCCGGCGGCGATGACGGCGCCGTCTCCGATGGTGCATCCGGGGAGGACGATGGCGCCGGCGTAGAGCGTGGCGTTGCGGCCGATGTAGACATAGGAGCGCGTGACCTTGGCGTCCGGCGCGATGGCGGAGCATCCGTGGCCGGCTCCATAGGTGTTGCTCCCGGAGATGACCTTGGCGCCGCTCCCGGCGCTCGAGTTGTCATCCATGATGACGAGGCCTCCGCCCACGCCGATGTGGCAAAAGGAGGCGATGTGGACGAGCTCTCCGATGTAGATGCCGCCGGCGCCCTCGAGCTTGCAAAAGGAGTCAATCCTCGAGGAGAGCGCGGCGTGGATGTTGGCCGCCTCGAGGACCACCACCGGAGAGTAGAGCTCATGCTCATCTTGGGAAAGTTGAGGATGGCCGGCAAGCCGTCGCCTTGCCGCGTTCAAGACGTCCGGCAATATCACCGGCCACCCTCGAGGATGTCCGCCAGCTCGGAGACGATGCGGACAACATCGGCGTCCTCGAGCTCGGCGTGGAGAGGTAGGAATAGGCAACGCTCCGCGAGCGCCTCGGCCACCGGTGCATCATGGCGGACGCGCTCGGCATACGGCGGTTGCTTGTGGATGGGATAGAACATCGGCCGCGTCTCGATGCCGCGGAGCTTGAGCTCACGGCGGACGTTGGTGTGGTGCCACCGCTCCGGGAGCTTGATGCCGATGGCCCACGGCGCGGAGACGTCACGGCCTTGGCCTTGGAGCTCGGGGAGCGGTCCGCGTTTGGCCGTCATCGCGCGGCGGAGCTCCTTGACGTAGAGGTTGGCGAGCTCGCGGCGCCGGCCGAGGAGCTCGGGGAGGCGTGTGAGCTGTGCCAAGGCGACGGCGGCCGCGAGCTCGGTGAGGCGATAGTTGTGACCAATGACGCGGTGGATGTAGCTATGGCGGAGGCGCGGGTCAAATCCTTGGCCGCGATAGAGGCGAGCTCGAGCCGCGAGCTCCTCGTCCTTGGTGATGAGGAGGCCGCCCTCGCCGGCGGTGATGGTCTTGGAGCCGTGGAGAGAGTAGGAGGCGGCGGCCACGTCCGGGTGTTGCTCGCGGCCGATGGCTTGCGCGTTGTCCTCGAGGAGCGCCACATCGGAGCCGAGAGCGGCCCGTAGAGCGCCGATGTCCGCCGGGACACCACATAGAGCCACGGGGATGGCCGCGGCCACACGGCGGCCGTGCTGGCGCGCGCCATGCGCCAATCTCGCGGCGCTCTCCGGGTCCATTGTCCATGTGTCGGGGTCCACGTCCGCCACGAGGAGCTCGGCGCCGGTGTAGGCCACGGCGTTGGCGGTGGCGATGTAGGTGAGCGCCGGCACAATGACGGCGTCCTTGGCGGTGACCTCGAGGCCGAGGAGGCCGAGATGGAGCGCCGCGGTGCCGCTCGAGCACGCCACCGCGTGTTGGACGATGGGACCACCGGCGAGCTCGAGGTCCGCGCGCCTCTCGAGCTCGAGGACCTTGGCGCCGTGGGTGAGCCATCCGCTCTCGAGGACCTCGAGGACGGCCTCCCGCTCGAGAGCTCCAAGCGTTGGATGTTGAAACGGGATGCGGCGCGGCCGCTTGGCCACCACCGCCTCCGCGAGCTGGCGGCCGTCTATCGTGAGGACGGCGGCGCGCTCCTCCTGGCGGTGGAGCTCGTGGCCGTGTTGGCCAAAGTAGCCACCGCCAGCTCGAGAGCCGGCCGGTGGTGTTCCGTGATAATCGAGGATGGCCTCATAATCGGGAGGTTGTGGCACGCGGGTCCGTCTCCTTGGTGAGATGTTGGTGGGAGCTCCTCCGCAAACGGAGCCCGTTGGTGTCTCGAGGCGAGCGTCCGCCGGCAGTAGAGCGGGGAGCTCCCATCATCCAAGCCAAACCTCGAGCATGTAGGGCTTGCCGGTGCCGCCGGAGACAAGGCCGCCGATGTCTATGATGGGTCCGGTGGTCCCATCCGGGAGCGTGATTTTGTCTCGAGGGTCAATTGGCTCACGCCGGCCGGCGGTGCCCTCGTCCGGGATAGGCCGAATGATGGTGAGCTTGGTTTTGCTCATCACTTCCACGCCGTTGTTGTCCTTGCGGAGCTGTTGTTTGAGCTCCACGATGGCCGGCGGCGTGATGTCCGTGGCGTAGGTGGGGTCACCCTCCACGTCCTGGCCGGTCCATCGCGCCACGGTGATTGGCCGGAGGATTTGCTCATCCTCGAGGAGCTCGTCCGCCAGCTCGAGCGCGCCCGCGATGACATCGGAGAGCTTGGCCACTATGCCCTCGAGAGCTCGCGGATGCCTTGGTCACGGCCGGAGATGCTCGAAAACCAATCATCCGGGAGGAGGTTGGCCACCACGTCCGGGACCACCTTGGCCGATGTGTCCTCGTCCCACTCGAGCGCCACCGGTCCGGCGCGGAGCTTCTTGAGGCCGAGCGTCTCGATGGGATTGTCCGCCGTCCGGTCCCCGGCGAGGACCTCGCGGCAATACTCCGCCAAGGCGTCCTTGAGCTCATCCGGGATGATGTCCGATGGCACGCTCTCCCCGCTCCGATACCACATCCCCACGCGCGGCCATAGGAGACCTTGGCCTCCGGGGTCCGAGGCATTGCCGGTCCACACAAAGAGCGCATCCATGAGCTTGGTGGCGTAGAGCACGGCGCGGATTTTGTCATCCTCGTCCGCGCCGCTCCACGTTGTCCCGGAGCTCGGCCGGTCATCAAAGTAGGTGTCAACCTCGGCCGTGGTGATGTAGGAGTTTTGGCCGGCATCACCGGCGGTGGCATTGACAGCGGTTGGCATTGGCTACCTCGTCCCTTGAGCGAACATCCGAAATGATGTGAGGCCGGAGAGGTCATCTTGGACGATGACGCGGAAAATCTGTCCCGGCTCGAGCGTGAGGCCGGGTTCTCCGAGGCCTTTGGTGAGCGTCCACCGGACGGAGAGGCTGTCATCGCCGGCGCCGGTTGGCGCATAGATTAGATTGTCAACGCCGGCGAGGAGCGCCCAATCCACGTTGGCCTTGATGGTCTCACCCTCGAGAAAATCGAGGACCTCGTTGCCGTCCTTGTCGAGCACCACCGCGCGGATGCCATTGGCGAGCGCGGCGCCAACACCGCTCCCGCCAAACCACTCCGGCCGCATGAGCGTATCTATGAGGACGAGATTGATGCGCCGGATGAAACATTTGTCCCGGTCGCCGTCCGGCGCCGTGATGTCAAAGTTAACCGGCGTGGGGTCTCCGTCCGCGTTCATCGCCTCGGAGCCACCGCTCTCCCGGAAGAAATGGAAATAGACTTTCTCCGCGTTCATAGCCACTCGACCTCGATGCTCGTGATGTCATAGGCGTTGAGGAGCTCGATGACCTTGCGGACGAGGGAGCCGCGGACGCCGGCGATTTCATGGATGGCCCAAAATTCCGGGACATCAAACGTCATCGCGGCTTGGGTGATTGGCTCCGCTCGGCGGAGCTGTTGGCGCCACATTCGTGTGTCCTCGTGGGTGATGACGTAGTCAAAGACATCGCCGGCGGCGTGGTTCACATGGAGACGGAGCACGCCGGGACAATGGGACTTGAAATCCCGGAGCAAATCGAGGAGGCCCTCCGTGCCGGCGGATTTTGTTGCACTCACGAGGAGCGGGTCACTCCAAGATGGATATGGCTCCGATGCCAACGTGATTTGGATGTCCCAAACGTGGTTTCTTTGCTCCACCGTCCGCCTCCTCTCGGAGCTCCGGCGGCCAAGCCACCACCGGCCGCCGCGGCGCCGGTTTCGTCACCGCGGCGGCTTGTGATGGGGAGCGTCTAAGCTCCATCCTCCTCGGTCCCCTCGAGCTCCTCGGTGCGCGCGGCCGCCGCGTGGATGACGGTCTTGCGCTTCTTGTTGGTCTCCTCGTAGGCGGCCACCGCGGCCACGCGCTCGGTGTCCTCGAGCGTGCCGATGAGTTGGATGACCTCGCCGGCGTTGAGGCCGTCATAGCCGGCGGCGTCAAACGCCTCGCCGGCATCACCGGCCGATGCCGTAGTGGCCTCCACGCCATCCGCTGCGGCCGGGGGAGCTGCGGCCGGCGTTGCTACGGCCGGAGCGTCCGGTGGCGCATCCACGCGCTCGTGGAGCTCCTCCCGGAAATCCTCCTCCGCCACGTAGGCCTCATTGCCGCCGGCCTTGTAACGGACATACACCGTTGGCCGGAGCTTCGGCGCCATCGCCTTGAACTTTTCAAATCGGGACATCTCGCGGCTCCTATTGCGTTGATGGTGATGAGCGCCGGGACTAGCCGGACGAAACGGTGAGGACGCCGGAGTCCGCCCAAACCTCGCCGGCCACGGACGGGTCCGCCGTGGGGACGCCACCGGTGCCAACCTGCAACATGCAACCGGAGTTGAGCTGCAACGTGGCGCCGGCCGGGATGATGACCTTGGCGTTGGCCACGTCATAGCGGACGATTTCCGTGCCGTCTCGGTGGTGGAGGACGAGGACGTCACCCTCGTAGTGGCTTTTGATCCCGCCTTTGCCCTCGGGATACATCTTGGTAACCATTGGCGTGGCCTCCTTGTGGCCTTGCGTTAGTCGGTATTTCCGAGCATCCGCGCGGCGGTGCCGGCGAGCTCTCGAGGAGCTCGCCGGCGGCCACGCTAATCGTGTTGTGCCGGTCTCCTAGCCGGCCATCCGTGCCGCGAGCTCCGGCCGGACGAGCTGCGCGCCGTAGAGGATGTCATAGGAGAAACGGGTCCTCTTGTGCTGGCGCGAAACCTCGAGGCGGAGAGCCAACCTCGAGACGGGGTCCACCGCGCTCATGTAGGTCCCCAAGCCCATCGGGTCCGCGCCGGCGAACGGCCGCGAGGCCAACGCAAAGGCGTCCCGATGAAAGGCGAGGTTGACCACATGGTCCGGCTTGACGGTGATGGCCTGCGCCGAGGTAGGCAAGGCCGTCTTGAGGCCGGGATAGAAAACCACCGTCCCGCCATCGCTCACGTCCGCGTCACCGGTGACCACGGCGTAGGTTTGCGCGTGGTTGGCGAAGGTAATCACATCCCCCTCGAGGATGTCGCCGGTGCCGGCGCTCGCCAAGGTGATGGTCTTGATGCCGAGCGCATAGCCGGCGGCGTTCGTGGTGGCGCCGGAGGCGTCACCGGCGGTGTGGGACGGGACGTTTTGGTCCATCACCCACATGGCGCCGAGCTTCTCGCCAATCTGGCCTCGGATGATGCCATCCGCGTCACCGCGGAAAGAGGCATCCTGAAACGCTCGGAGACCGAGCGCGGCCGCCTCGGCGTCCGCGTTGATGACGGAGTAGCGCGGGTCCATCGGCGCGAGCTGGTTATTGAGCTCCTTGCGCGCGTCGAGGTACTCGGTGAGGTCGGTTTGGAAAGGCGTAGTCCCTCCCACGCCGGACCATCCGAAAACCCTCTTGTAGAGGGAAAAGAGGTAGTCATCCACATCGTTGGCGAGAGCCTTGATGGCCTCGGACGCCTGCATGGGGATGGTCCCCTCTTGGACCTCGAGGAGCTCCTTGTCCGTGAGGAAGAAAGGCGCCTCCACCCATTGGTCCAAGTTGATGGACACGTTGGTGGGAGAGATGCCGGCATCGTCCGGCGGGACGTAGGACGGCGTGACATCCTGCGCCGTGATGGCGGACGGGATGGGGATGTCGATGGTGGAGCCCTTCTCGCCGGCCACGGACTCATAGCCGCGGTTGACGAGCCGCGGCATTTGCGCGTTCTCCCGGAGCGCAAGGAGGCCTTGCGCGAGGAGCTGTTGGATGACGTTGGTGACGGTGTTGGTGTTGGCCATTTGGGAGGCCCTCCATTGGTGAGATGGATGGCTCCCCCGGAGCACGCCCCACGCTCTCCCCCGGAGAGCGCGGCCGCGCCGGCGATGTGTGACGCGCCGGCCTCGCCGTCAAATTGTCGAAACCAATATATAACCTCGAGCTCGAGGCGCGCTAGCCGGCCGCCGGTGTAGACGGCCAAAGACGCCGGCGCCGGTGCCGCCTCGAGCTCGAGCTCTCCCGCCGTCTACTCCGCTCCCACGGTGGTGGCCTTGCCGGCGGCGATGTCCTCGGCGTTCTTGCCAAAATCCAACGGGTCCGAGCTCACACGGCGGACGGTGGACGAGCTCCCACCGCCTCCGCCAGCTCCGCCACCGCTATTGGATTTGAAAAGGTGTGGCGCCTTTTCCGCGAGGCTCGCGGACCACGCGGCCGGTGAGAGCGGCTCCGCCGGCTTGTCGGGATTGTAGAGCGGCGCGCCGTCCTCGCCTTTGGCGATGATGCGGCCGTCCTCGTAGTGGAACACCTTGCGGCCGCGGCCGAGGAAATCATCCAAGGCGTGCTCGACGTCCACGCCGGTGGCCGAGGCGGCTTGTGTGAGAGCCGCGGAGACTTGGGACTTGCCGAGGTCCGAGAGAGCGTCCGCCTTGTCCGTCTCGAGGCCCTCGATGCGCGCGTTGAGCGGCTTGACGGCGCCGTCCACGGCGCGTTGGACGATGCCCTCGAGGTCCTCCACCGAGCTCACGCCTTTTTTCTTGATGCCCGCGGCATCGGCCACAAGCTGGCGGTGGACCTCCGGGTCAATGCCCTCAAACGGCTTGGCCTTTTCTTGCGCGTCCTCGAGGTCTTTCTTGAGGCCGACGTTGTTGCCGCGAAACTCCTCCACCTTGGAGTTGGCCTCCGCCAGCTCGGACGCCTTGACCAAGCCGCGCGGGTTGCCATCGAGCTCGAGGTAGAAATTTCCGTCATCCCCGCGCCTGTATTCTCCTCGGAGCGCCTCGTCTACGCTCTCGAGGTCCGGGACTACTGCCTTTAATGCCACCTTGTCCTCCTCGGTGTTGATGGTGAGCGCGGCGCCTATGCTGGCGCCTCGATGCGCTCGTAGATTATGCCCTCGGTCCCGTCCTTCTGGCGCGGGTCCGGCTCCATGTGGAGATTGTCCCCGGTGGTGATGTCCTCCGGGATGCCGTCCGGGAAAGCCGGACAATGCCAAACTTGGACGCCGATGATGTCCGGGTGAGCGTCCGGCGCGTCCTTGACGCCGGCGAGATGCCGGCAACTGCGGTCAACGCATCGTGGCACGTCTAGCACCGTTGGCCTCCTCCCTGGTTACATTTGGTCGGTCTCGAGAAATTGCTTGATACTTGCCGGCGGTGGCGCGAGCTCGTAGATGCCCTTGCCTTGGTGCGGCGAGGTCATCAAATCATCCATGAGCTCCTCGAGGCGCCGCGGGAGCATCTTGGTCCCCATCTTGAAATCCGGGTGAGTGTAGACAGCATAGGCCTCGGCCCACATCTCCTCCACTTTGCTCTCCCCGTAGACGGAGAGCGTCTCCCCAAGCCGGCTCTTGACGTTGTTGGCGAGCTGCGGCTTTTTGCTCGTGAGGCTCTTGTAGAGATTGGCCACCCTCCCGCGCTCCCCTGGCGAGAGAGATTGATACCAAACCGCGTGGCCATACTCGTGGCGGAAAGAGCCGCGGACGGAGCGGTTGACGATGCCGCGGAGGTCAAAGATGCCGGCGGCCTCGAGGACGTCCGGGAGGTTGCGGCGCGCCTTGTTGGCGAGGATGTTGATGCCGCCTCGCATCATCCCCTTGTAGCCGTACCAACCGAGGACGCGGCCGTCTCCATTGACGTTCATTAGGGCTTTGGAGTTGTCCACCACGAGGTTGGCCACGCGCGTGTTAGCCGTTCGTATCCACTTCTTTTTGTGGCGCGCGGCCTCGGCCCTCATTTGCTCCATGATGCCTTGGCCGGTGCCCTTGAGCTTGCCCCATCCGCGGAGCCGGCCAACGGTGACGACACCAATGCCGGGATTGTTGATGTCCACGTCCGGCGCAAAATCCACCGTCTCCGTCATCGCCGGCGCCGGCGGTTGTGGTTGTGGTTGCGGCGGTGGCGTTGGCTTGGTGGTTGGCTTCGGAGCTGGCGCGGCCGGCGGTGCCTTTGGCGTTGGGATGGGGAACACCGGCGGAGCTCCCGGTTGCGGGATTGGAGAGAGGCGCTTGCCGCCGGGGATTGGCTTGAGGCCGATGGTGCATCTACAAGACGGATGGAGCGGTGGCGCCTTGACGGAGCCGCGCGCCGTCTGAAATTCTTGGTCCACGCGGACCACCACGCCGGCCATCGGTGCGCATAGCTGACAAAGGCGCTCGTCCGGCGTGATAATCCACTCCTTGCCGGCGTCCTTGCGGATGAGGCCCTTGCGGCGCGCGGTGTTGAATTGGGCATTGCGGCCCATGTTAAGAGAGGTCATCGTCTCCGTCCGCGCGATGTTGAGCGCGCGCTCATACCTCTTGCGGCGGACGTAGGTGGACATCATGCGCGTGATGGATGACGGCGCGAGGCCGGCGGCCTTGAGGCTCTCCCGATAGTTGAAAGCCGCGGCGGCTTGCCGAGAGTGTAGGCCAATCATCGGCGTGGTCCCTTTGGCGCGGCCGGCGATGATGCGCGCCAGCTCGCGCGGCGGGATGTTGTCCTTGAAACCTCGGAGGACCATAGCGCGGAGCGCGTCAATGGTCTCTTGGCCAACCTCCGTCACACGGCTCGCGGCGTAGCGTTGAGCTTGCCGGACGGCGGACGGACTCTTGGCGTTGAAGCCATAAAAGACGGTTGGCTCGAAATCATCCGGCATCGAGCTCCTCCGGGTCCTCGTCATCGCGGATGAGTTGGTACTCCGTCATCGAGCGCCGGCGCGCCACGGTCTCGAGGCAATGCCGGCCACCTGGCGCATAGTCTCGGCACACGTCCGGCCGGTCCTCGTAGATGCTGCAACGGCCGCCGTCCTCGAGCTTGGTGCATGGGAGCTCGAGGCGGATGCCGGCCTCCGGGAGCTCGATGCCCTCGATGAGCTCATGGCTCACGAGCTCGCCACGGTACTCCCACCACCGGCGGATGTCCTCGGTGGGAGCTAGGAACATCACGCGCGGGAGGATGACCTCCTCGCAACACGCGCCGCGGCACACATCGCATCTCATCGGAGCCACCGTTTGATAGTGATGTGTTTGGCGAGCTCGAGGAGCGCCACATGCTCGTCAAAGCTGGCGCCGGCCACGTAGTGGAGGAGCGTGGAGCCCTCCTCCGGCTCTCCGTGCTCGTCCACGCTCGGCTCGAGGAGATGGATAACCATGCGCGTGGGTTTGATGGTCCCGTCCTCGATGTCCCGGAGCGCGGCCTCGAGCGCGTCCTTGGGTGACCATAGCTTGGAGTCATTGGCGCGGTAGGCGCGCTCCTCGTTGAGATTGGCCACCGTGCTATCCGGCATCGTCCTCCGCCTCCGCGGCGAGGAGGTCATTGATGTTGGCCGCGCCAATCTCATTGCCCTCGAGCCAAGCCTCCCCGATGAGCTCCGCGAGGTCCTCGAGGCTCCCGTTGACGAGCTCCTTGGGAAACATCGCCATAACCGTGGCCACGTCCCCGGTCCCGAGCGCCAGCTCAAGGCCATCGAGGTCAATGGCCTCCGCCAGCTCTCGAGCGCCTCGAGCAAAGGCCGTCTCCATCGCCGGCTCACGTTGGTCCGCCTCGGCGTGGATGTCTCGATGCTCTTGCGGGACCTTGGCCAAAGGCTAGTCCTCCTCGATGATGAGGTCTCCGCCGGCGCCGAGCTTGGTGTCATCCGCAAACCGCTCGATGTCCTTGAGCTCCTCCGCGGCATCAATGCCGGCGCGCGCGAGGCCACCGCGCTCGAGCGCGGCGTAGAAAGTTGGATAGGCCACCTTGTCCGCCTGCAAAGCCATCACCCACGTCTTGAGCTCGGCCTCGGACATCCTCACCGCAAAGAAATCCTTATTGAGCTTGGCGGCCGCCGCCACGTCCGCCCAATCCGCGGCCGTCGCGGTGGCCGGTCCGGCGGCCCACCACGCGGAGATTTGTAGCGCCATCGTCAAGGCTATCTCGGTGGTCCCGGCGATGGTCCGTAGAGAGGCGTGCTCTCCACTATGGCGCATCGCCACGGCTCCCATCGTCTCCGCGTTGGTCGGTTGTGTCTCGAGGAGGCGAGCTCCCAACGTGGCCATCATGCCGCGCTTTTGGGTGTCCGCCGTCTCGAGCGCCTTGAGGCCTTGGCCGGTAAACTCGAGCATCCCCGCCTTGCCGTCTTTGTCGAGGACCCACGCCTTGCCGGAGCCGATGGAGAGCGCGCCGGACTTTGCCTTGATGCCGGCCACCCACGGCGTTGGCAGAGCTGTCCAATGGCGGCCGTGCTCGAGGTCCGCGGAGCTCCGATAGTGCGAGAGGTTGACGTCCACGAGGTCCTCGAGCGGTGGCTTTTCCACGTCCGGGGTCACGGACATCGGGGAGGTAAAGATAAACGGGATGAAATCGAGCGGCGTGCCGCGGCGGGATGGCGTGTGTTGCGCCTCGTTGCCGGTGCCGGGGAGCGGCGCCTCGGCATATTTGCCGGTTTTCTTGTCCCTGCGCCATGTGGCTTGGGTGTAGATGCCATCCTCTCCGAGCTCGAGGACGCGGTAGATGGTCTCACACTCGATGACAAACGGGTCCGAGGCCTTTGGGAGCTCGAGCTCCTCGGAGAGCACCACGCGCGTGAGGACCTCGTCTCCGTCCTGGCGAGAGGTCCGCCAAGAGATGACCTCCTCGGCTTTGTAGCCGGCCCAATATGGCCGGTCCTTGCCGGCCGGCGCGGCCTCACCGGAGACGTCTATCAGGATGCCATAGCGTCCGGTGATGAGGACCTCGCGGATGGTCTGCAAGGCAAACATCTCGATGGATTGGTTGGTGAGCGTGACGTCCTTGAGAAACGGCTCGATGCTCGGCGGGACCTCGGCCTCCATCGGCTTTTGGAAAATGCCGCCGGCGAGGCCGTCCACCGTCCGGCCCACGGCGTTGTAGTAGAGCGCGCGGAGGAGGTAGGCCTCATAGGCGCGCGGGTTGACCTCGTGAGAATCGAGCGCGGGGAGGTACACCGGACCTTTGGCTTTGACGCTATCGGAGCCCTCGTAGCAATCCCGGCATCGGGTCCACTTATGGGAGGCGGCCACGTAGGCCTTGTGTGGTGTTTCTACCGGCATTGTCCTCGTCCTCTCGCGCGGAGGTTATCCCATTTCAATGTCACGCTCGTCCAGCGGACGCGCGCCGGTGGTGAGCTCGTTGAAGGCGGCCGAGCTCGCGTCAACTTGGTCATCATGCGCGCCGGCCGGAAATACGGCGAGCTCGTCCAAGTATGCTCGATTCCACGGCGCTCTCACTAGGAGCACGTTGCGCGCTTGGCATTGAGCTCGGAAAGCTCGAGCGCGCGTGACCTTGTCTCCCGATGTGGGGACGCCGGCGTAATCATAGCCTGCGAGCTGGCGCGTGCGCGTTGCGATGACTCCCTTGCCAGAGCTCCCCGGCTCTTGCTCCTCCACGATGCTCACATCTCGGCCGTCCATCTCCGCCGTTTGCTTGATGACGAGCTCCACCGAGAGAGGGTCCATTTGCTCGCGGAGGACGTCCTCGATGTAGAAAAGGCCGGTGCTCCGGTCATAGCCGATGAGACATCCGGCGGTGTAGTCGCCGGCGTTGTCCGTGCCGGCGGTGTCCCATCCTCGGCATCTATCCGAGGCCGCCGGCGCCGCATCAATGATGCCAAACCACTCACGCCGAAAGAGGCCGCCACCCTCCGGCGCCGGGGACTGTTGGAGCTGTCCCGCGGTGCCGAATGGTCCAAGGTCAATCTCGAGCTCGGCCACCATCTCCTCGGTAAAGAGCTCCGGCCAAAGGAGCTCACCGTCCGTGATGCGGTGGTCTCGAGGGTCCGGCCGCGGCGCCGGCGGCTTTGGTTTCTTGGCGTAGCGCATCGGAAAGGAGACGTGCTCCCATCCGGTGTTGGACTCCAAGAGATGGCCGGCGAGGTCCTCCTCATGGAGCCTTTGCATGATGAGCACGATGCGGACGCCTCGAGCCTTGCCGCGCGTTGCGATGGTGCGCTTAAACCATTGGATGGCGCGGTCCCGATACTTGGAGCTCCGCGCTTGCTCGGCGGTGAGCGGGTCATCAATGATGACGCGGTCCGGGTGCTCGCCGGTGCCGCGGCCTCCCACGGAGGTCCCGATGCGCCATCCGCCGGCGGTGGTGTTGAAACGGACTTTTTGGTTGGCGCTCCTCTTGAGCGTGAGGTTGTAGTGGCGTTGATACCACGAGCTCGTCACAAGGTCCCGGAGCCGCTCGTTGTCCCGGACGGCGAGCTCCTCGCCATAGCTGGCGGCGAAATACCGGAGGCCGGGATTGGAGGCCCACTCCCACGCCGGCCAAAAGACGGACACCAAAAGAGATTTCATCGTCCCCGGCGGGACGTTGATGACCACGCGCGTGAGCTCGCCGGCGGTGACGCGCTCGAGGACATCGCAAAGCTCGTCTAGATGCCAATTCCACCGGAGCTCGGTTTCCGGCTCGAGGATGGCCCACGCCTCACGGACAAACTCCGCGAGCTCGTCCTTGGCGCGGCGCGCGAGCTCGGCGTCTACCTCGTCCACGGAGACCTCGGACTTGAGGACCTCGGCGGCCTTGGTCATCGAGCTCGAGCGCGGAGCTCCTTGCGGATGCCGCGGAGGAGCTCGGAGGAGAGCGCGGCCAACGGCGATGTCTCGGCATCGCGGACCTCGATGGGTCCGCCGTGTTGGCCGGTGACCTCGAGCTGTCGCGGCGCCTCGAGGCCGAGGAGCCGCGCGAGGTCCATGAGCGCGTGGCGTTTGTCCCCGAGCTTGATGCGGACGCGGCGGACCTCACGCGCGTCATCACCGCGGCCGTCTACGAAATCATCCACGGTGGCCTCGGAGAGCGCGGCGGCTTGATCCCGCGTGAGCTCGGTGAGGTCCACGTAGGGCTCACCATCGGCGGTGATGCGGACATAATCGAGCATGTTGGAAAAGCCGATGAGCGCGAGCTCGCGCGCAATGTTCTCTTGGGTGAGCTCGAGCTCGGCCGAGAGGTTGGCTTGCCGCTCCGCGATGGCGTCCGCTATAGCAGGTTTTAGCAGGTTTTCCCCGCCGATGACGCGCGCCGTTTTCTTGGAGTAGCCGGCGAGGAGCGCGGCCTTGGTGGCATTGCCTTTGGCTTGTCCGAGATAGAAGCCAACAAAGGCGGCTTGTTTCGGGGTCATGGCGCCGAGGATACACCACCACCGGCGGCCGGTGCCCATCTCGCGGCCGGCCGCCGGCGGCGTGGCGCCTACTCCTCGGAGGAGAGGCGCTCGAGGTCCGCCAGCTCGGCCGCGGCGAGCTCCTCGAGGAGCGCGTCAACGGCGGCGCGGGATGGGACGAGGTTGATGGAGGACTTGCCGGATGCCCAATCAATGCCAACCTCGAGCTCGCCACCGGCGAGCGCGTGCGCAAGCTCCTCGAGCGGCGCGAGGACACACCGGCAATTTGGATGAGCTGGCGGCCCATCAAACGGCGGGAGGAGGCCGGCGATGCCGAGCTCATGCCGGAGGCGCTCACTCTCCCGGTAGAAAGCCTCCGCCTCGGCGGCCGAGACATAGGCCTCCGGCCCATCGAGGCGGAGCTCCTCGAGGCGGCCACGCGCCGCGGTGAGGACGCGGTTGCGCGTGGCCTCCTGGCGCTTGACGTGCTCCTCGCGGATGGTGGCGAGCACGATGGCCACGATGCCGAGCACGATGCCGAGCACCACGCCGAGGATGCCGGCGATGTTGATGATGCCGGCGAGGACATCCCATCCACTCATCGGCTCGAGCTCCTCGAGTAGCAGAAACGGCCTCCGCCAAATGCCCAGGAGACGCCGGGACGGTGGCCGGCCGGGTGACCAAAGACTCTCACCGCGCCGAAATATAGCCACGCAAACGGCGCCGGCATCCCGCGCGAGACCATACACGAGCGCATCGCCACATCCGCCTCGCGCCGGTCCGCCTTGGTGCCGCCGTAGTAGTAGCGCCGGTCATGCTCCACACAACACCGGCGATGGTCTCCCCACGGTCCGGCATCCGGCGCGGCGGTGCATCCGTCGCTCATCTCCGGTGACCACTCCGGGAGCTCCATCATGGCCGCGTGAGCGCGGCGGCGATGCGCTTGAGCTTGGCCACGAGCTCCATATCCTCCTTGCGGCCGGCGCGGTCATAGGCGATGAGCGCGGCCGCGTCGCGGATGGTCCTGGCGTTCTTGATGTCCTTGGCGCTCCGGTGGCCGTGGAGGACATCGAGAGCCTCCCGGATGCGGCTTGTGTCCACGTTGATGTCCGCGCGCTCGAGCTGCGCCACGAGGCCCTCACACGGGACCACCGTGAGCGTGACGAGCGGGACGGGGTCTCCCGGTCTCGAGATGATTTCCACATCCGCCACCACGTCATTGAGCTCGTGGCCGTTGACGAGGACGGAGGCGCCGTGGACGTGGCCTCGAGTGTCGAGCACAAAGGAGCCGCGATGCTGCGCCGGGTCTCCGGGGTCCACGTTGCGGACCAATGAGCGGAAAAAGTCCCGGACATATCCGCTCATGGCTCGAGCTCCACGTCCTCGAGCTCGTGGTCTCCTGGCGCCTCGAGGTCCATAGACGCGGGGATGCCGAGGATGTCCCGCATCGCCTCCTCCGTCATCTCGCCGTGATACTCAAAGCCAAAGGAGCATGGATAGCTCCACCATTTGCGCATCGCCTCCTCATGCGCCGCGGTGAGGAGCGTGGCCGGTCTCTCGAGCGGGTCCTCCGTCTCGGTGCCGGCCGGCGGCCACTCCGTGAGCTTGGCGGTGCCCTCGATGCGCTCGAAGTTGGCCGCGGCGCTCTCCTGGCGCTCGAGCTCCACCGCCATCCGCTCGAGCTCGGTGCCGATGCCCTCGTAGGCCTTGCCGGTCATTTTCACACCGCGCAAGAGCGCGGCGCCGGCTTGCCGGAGGACCTCGGCGTCCGGTGTGCATTGCCAACAAATCCCCTCCACTACGGCGTGAGGACAAGGTCCTCGAGCCTTGACGGGTCCGCTCATGTGGCCGCCTCGGCCTTGAGCTGGCGCTTGGTCTTGCGGAGCCATCCGCGGACGGTGTCCGCCATCCACACCGGTCCCATCGAGAGCCGAGCGTCCGGCTCCGGGATGTTGCGGTTGCCGCGCTTGAGCCACATGGAGACGTGGTAGCGGTCCACGCCGAGCTCCGCGGCAAGCTCCGCGGTGCCGTACATCCGTCTACGTTTTGCCATCCTTGTCCTCCTCCTCGTTAACGGTGTCATCCATTGTAGCCGGCATCTCCTCCCACGTCCGGCCGTCGAGCTCGCGGCCGGCCTTGGTTTTTCCAACACATCGCATCAAGACATCACCACCACCGGCGTCCGTGATGATGCGCTCCTCGATGGCGGTGGTGAGGATGGCCGGCCGTCTTGGCGCCCACGCTCCCCATTGTTTGAAAAAGAAAGCCACGCCGGCCTCGGTGGCGTCATCGCGGAGCTTGCGAAACCACGCCGGATGAGACGGCCGAGCTCCGGCGCCGCTCTCCCCGCCGGCGATAATCCAATCAAGGGATGGCCGGAGCGGGAGTCTCTCCGGGCTCCCATCGCGCCATTGGTAGTTTTCTCCGGTGAGCCAATCGTAGTCCTCGCCTCCGGCGTTGGTTTCATTGTGGCAATCAAGAGGACCGAGGAGCGGCTCACACGAGAGAAACCGGACGGCCGCCGGCGTATCCATGAGGTAGGGGAGCCGCTCCTCGAGGCGCCTTTGGTCCTCGATGGAGACGCCAAGCCACACGTTGGAGAGCGGCCACTCCGTGGCCATCGGCACCATCTGGCCGAGCTCCGTGGCGGTATGCTCCGCGAGGAGTTGCGGGACGGTCTTGCGCGTCCTCTCGGATTGGAGCTCGAGCCAACCGAAAAAGTCCGCCATCCTCGAGGCGCGCTTGGTGAGGACTTGGTAGGTGTGCCGCGGCGTGGCGGCCATCACGCCAAAGACGGCGGCGATGCGGCCGAGCTCGAGCTCCTCATGGAATAGGTCCGCCATCGAGCACACAAAGACGGTGCGCGGCTTGCGCCATCGGAGCGGGACCTCGAGGCGCTCCGGGAGCCAATTGACGCGGCCGGTCCACATCGAGGCGGCGCCGAGGCGGGAGCCTCGAGGCCGCGTGGTCCCATCGTAGCCAACACCGCGGCCATCGAGCCGGCGCGCCATCCTGGCGGCGTAACAGTTTCGGCACCCTGGCGAGACGGCCGAGCATCCGGTGGCCGGATTCCACGTCTCCTCGGTCCACTCAATCCCGGTTGGCATCGTCTCGGCTCCTCTCGAGCTCCTCGGCCGCGTTGCGCGCCGCGCGGTCCCACCGGAAACGGATATCTCCCCGGATGCGCTCGAGGACATCGCGGACCAACCACACGAGCACGCGCCACCACGGCGCCGGCGGAGGAGGCGGCCGGTAGTCTCCAAGAAAGCCGGAGCACATGAGCGGGAGCGGCGCGCTACGCCACTCCTCCTCGGAGACGCCGATGGGGTGGACCTCGAGGACCTCGAGCTCCACGCCAAGGCTATCCTCGAGGACCTCCTTGACGGAGCGGCCCTCGGTGGCGCCGAGGTCTCCGTGGATGCGAGCGTGTTGAGCCGGCACAATGCGAGCCTTGGCGATGATGGACGGGTCACCGCTCTCCTCGGTGAGCTCCACGCGGAGGAGATGGTTGACGCCGGCGGCGATGTCCTCATCCGAGATGAGGTAACACCGGCATCCGTCCGGGTTGGTGCATCCCGGATGAGGCGGGACGCCGGCCTCTCCGGTCCAATGGCCACCATCTTGGGATTGGCAAGCCTCGCAAACGCGCTCATCTCCACACGTCCGCCATCTACCTCCCATCTTTGGCCTCCTCGAGCTCCGTGGTGGCCGCTCCTGGCGCCGGGAGGACCTCGAGGGAGGCGAGGTCACGTAAAGAGAAACCGTCCCGGAGAGGAGCTCCTATTGCCGCTTGCGGTAGTGGGAGCATCCCGCCGAGGATGCGCTCCGCGTAGTCCGGCCGGAGAGGCCGGTCCTCGAGGTCCCACGCCACCATCACGCCGGCGGGATAGTGCGCGTCCACGATGCCCTCGGTGTTGATGGGGACGCCGGAGAAACCACGGAGCGCCTTGACGCGCGTGCCGATGAGAAACCGGCGCCGGTGTCTCTCGATGGCGATGCCGGCGAGAGTGTCCACCGCGGCCGCCAGCTCGAGAGCGTTGCCGCCATCGAGCGCCTTGCGGCCGAGCTCGGCGGCCGCGTGGCGTCCCCAATCCTCTCCGTCCACCGGCCGGAGGAGCGCGTTGACGGCCTCCATGCCGTCCTCGAAATCCGCCGCGGTGTCCGCGGCCTCGAGCGTCATACGGACTTTCTCATTGTGGGGGATGGCGCAAGAGGCCGGATGCGCGAGGACGTGCGCGGGATAGGTGAGGCCGGGACAATGCGCGCCGGCGCATTTGTAGCGGTGCGGCTCCTCGTCCGCGTGGCCGGCCTCGAGGCAACACCGCGGACCTTGGAGGAGCTCATAGTCACATCGAGCCATTGGAGGCCTCCTCGAGCTCGGTGGCGTAGTCCTCGGCCGTGGTGGCGAGCTCGTCATTGGCGTCCGGGTCCTGGCGGACGCGCCGGAGATTGGTGACCACATCTCGGAGCCGGAGCCGCGTGCTCGAGCGTGGCGGTTGCGCTCGGCTCGAGCGCGTGGATACTGTCCTTGTGGGCATGGTTTTTGACCACTCCTTGCCTTGAGAGCGTGGCGCCGGACTACTCCTCGGCGCCGCGCTCTTGCTTTTTGAGCTCCGCCGTTGCGAGACGGAGGACGGTGGCGGCCATCCGCCTCCGCTCCTTGGCGCGCCGAAACTCCCGGTGGCCAATCAACACAAAGGCCACGGCCAAGACGCCGGCCGGGACCACGTAGAGAATCCACGTTGGCAATTGCCTCCTCCTTGTTGTGGTGTGGTGCCGCCCATGAGGATAACTCCGTCAACGGGTCCACGTCTACCGCTACGGCTTGAGCGGGAGGCCGATGGCAAAGATGTCATCCCAAAGGCGCCGCGTCTCCTCCTCCTCCTCCTGGCGGCGCTTCTGGCGCCTCTCGAGCTCCGCGGCGCGCGCGGCCTCCATGCGGCGCTCCTCCTGGCGCCGGCGTTGCTCGTTTTGCCAAGGCTCCGCGCGCTCCTCGAGGACGGTGGAGAGCTGGCGGTTGCTCCGCCAGAGTCCGAGAGATTGGAGCTCCGCGAGGTTGCCATCCCGGAGAGGAGGTCCGGCCTCGAGCTCGAGGAGGTCCCCAAACCGGCGGACCTCCTCGAGCGTTGAGAGAGAGAGGCTCACGGTGTGACCTCGCGGTAGATGACGGCGCCGTTGTAGGAGTCATCCGTCCGGCGGAGGACGCGGCGCTTGCCGCCGTCATCGGGGAGCTCTACCTCAAGCCTCGGCATATCCACGGGGAGGTCCCGCTCGAGGACGCGGCCATCCAAGAGGTAGGCGTGGATTTTCATGCGTGGCCGGTGCCGTTGTCCAAGGCGGCTTTGGCCTTGGCCTTGAGCTGCGCCACGATGACGGCGGCCGCCGCGGTCTCGAGGCGGTAGGCCACATGGGTGGCGTTGTCCATCGCCGGCCACCGGACGAAATTATGCTCTCCGGGGTAGTCCGGGATGGCGCGCGCTTGCATCTCCTCCGGCGGTGGGTCCTTGATGTCCACGTCCTCGATGGTGATGCCGGGGATGTAGAGGTTGGCTTTTCTCATTGGACGGTGTCCTCCTTGTTGAGCTCCACCGGTGTCTCCTCCGGTGTGAGGAGCATGGCGGCGCGTTGCTCTCCGAGGCGCCTAAAGGCGAGCTCGGAGAATTTGCGGAGCGGCTTTTTGCGGCCGGCTTTGGTGATGACCTCGCATAGCGTCTCCCATCCTCCGCCTTGGACCATCGCCTCAAACGTGGGGAGATGAGCTCGGCACACGGGGACGTGGACGTCCACGTAGCTCGGCTCCTTGTTGCGCTTGTGGCGGAGGACGAGGACGGGGATGACCTCGGCCGGGAGGTCACATTCGGCGTGGTTACAATCAAAGGCGCCGATGATTGGGACGGCCGCCGGATTCTCGAGCATCACTCCTCCTCGCCGGCGCCAACGCGGAGCTCTCGGTTGCCACCAATCACCGAGAGGGTCACCGGTTGAAACGGCTGTCCAAACGTGAGGACGGCGAGCACGATGCGTCCGCCGGAGCATAGTGCCGCGAGCTCCTCGGCATCCGGCTCCCACACGGTTACCGTCCGGCCTCGGCTGTCCGGTCCCCGGAGCGCGGGGAGCGTTTGATAGTCCGCTTGGCCCTTGCCGAGCTCCACGTAGGAGTAGGCCTCCGGCGTCCCCGGCTCCGGCGCATCCCACCGCAAGAGATAGGCCGCATATGCGCGGACGTCCACCGGCCGCATCACGCCCTCCAAGGTAGCGGAAAGCCGCGGTAGTAGGTGACGAGCTGCGCCACAATGCGCGGGTCCGGTTGGCCGGAGATTGGGTGGATGATGAGAGCGTCCAAGGTGTGGCGGATGCCTTTGGAGATGTCCACATCCGCCTCGAGGATGAGGCGCTTGCCGGCCTCGAGGCCGGGGACGCCGGCCACGTTGCCGCGCCACATGGTGAGCTGTGGAGCGGCCTTGATGTTGCGGCCTTTGTAGGAGACGAGCGGGTCTCCCCAATCAAATCCCTCCGGCGCCTCATGCATGGTGGCGTTTGCCGTCTCAAAGGCCATCGAGCCGGCGAGGTCCTCGAGGAGTTGCTCCCGGACCACGTAGTAGACGCGGTCCGATTGGACGTGGACGATGCCGAGCGTGTATCCGATGACGTCCGCGCCGGCCACGTAGGTGTGGCCGAGGATGAGGCGGTGGAGCTGGCGGGAGGCGTCCTCGAGGTCCGGCCACCGGCGCGCCTCCGCGTCCATGAGCATGAGGAGCTCCGCCTTGTGGTTGAAATCGAGGATACACCGCGCCTTGAGAAACCCCGGCGCCGTGATGGTGGCGAGGACGTGGCCATCCTTGTCCTCGAGGTCCGCGGTGATGTTCGTAATCGGTTTGCCAAACACGTCTCGAGCTCGGATGTGGACCTTGTCCATTGGTATCGTCATCGTCCCCGTCTCCTCCTCGGCCTCGGCGGCCGGTGTTTGAATAGGTCCCCAAAGATGGCGTAGAGCATCACGGCCACGCCGATGACGCCAACGCCGAGCATCACCACGCCGGCGGCTCCTGGCGCCGGCGCCGGCGAGCTCCGCGCCATGCCGTGGCGAGGAGCTCCCACAAGATGCCGGCGCCGGCGATGACGGCCGCGTAGAGGAGGCCGGCCGCGGCGATGTCCTCACCGGAGGCGGACATCGAGGACCTCTTGGTAGATGCATCCGCCGAGCTCGAGGTCAACGTGGACGAGCTCGTAGACGCGGGTGAGAATTGTTGGCGCGCTCGTAGGCGCCGCGGAGTCCGAGACCATCGAGGACCTCGGCAGTTGGAGCGGCCGCTCCCATTTGGGTGGCGGTGGCATCGGGATTGATTGCTCGGCCTCGAGACCATCGGCCGCCACCATCTTGGCCACCATGCCGAGAGGCCACCGGCATTTGAGCGCCTTGCGGAGCTCCTCATCGGATGGCGGCTCGAGCGTCTCGTGGTAGTGCTCGAGGAGGCGCGCCAGCTCCGAGGCGGTGTCATTGTCGCCTTTCATCGCGGGACCTCATAGAGCCGATGGCGGACGTGGTAGCCGCGGACCTCGAGGACCTCGAGCTCAAAGGTGCGGTCCTTGATGCCGGGGAGCTCCGCGGTGGCAATGTCGCCGGGGACGAGCTCGAGCGGTGCGCCTTTCTCCGCTCCCTCGGCCGGCGTCCATGTGGACCATCCGAGCATATCCGGGAGCGCGTCCGAGATGCGGCCGAGCTCGGCCGCGAAATCAAAGCCGGCGGCCGGCGTGACGGCCGGCGTGGCGAGGACATCGAGCGCGGTGGCTCGAGCGGCCTTGGCCACGGCCGGCGGTGTGATGGCCACCACCGCAAACGCGCCGAGGTAGCCAAGAAACGCTCGGCGCGTGCTCATCGCTTGCGCTCCTTGCGGTGTGCCACGGCCTCGATGGTCTCCCCCACGTTGCACACGGCGCGCGTGAGGAGCTCGAGGCCGTAGAGGATGTCATCGAGGTCCGCGGCTCCTTTGCCGGCCATGTGGTCCTCGGAGCTGTCGAGGATGGCCTTGCGCTCGAGGTCCCGGTCCTGGCGGCTCACGGCCGGAGCTCCTTGACGGCATCGGCGGAGAGGCGGAGACACATGGAGCATTGTTTGGCGGTGCCGCGCTCCTTGCCGGCGGTGGTGGTGGAGGCGCCAACGTAGACGGTGACGGTGCGCCACCAATGCCATCCCATCCGACACCACCACCGCGGCTCCGGGAGCGGCGCCAGAGGCGGATAATGAACCACCGGCCGGACGCTCATGGTGTGAGGTCCTCCGTGAGCTCGCCGGCCGGTTTCTCCGTGGCGCCGTAGTCCCACGGCCGGCCGCGGACATCGTCCGGGAGGACGCGCGCGGAGTACCAACCGAGCGCGGTGCCGCGCCAGAGGATGACGCCGGCGGGGATGCGCTCCTCGCCGGCGAGCCATAGCCGGCCGGCCTTGGTGATGCGATAGAGGCCGCGGCCGCCACACTCGATGAGGCCCCAATGGGTGAGATAGACGCCGTCCGAGCTCGCCTTGTGGGAGCCACCGAGAAATTTGCGCGCGTGGTGGTAGCCGAGGCCGTGAGCGTCCGTGTGGCGCGCGAGCTTGACGAGGTAGTCCAACATCTGGCGGGAGAGCGGCTTGGCGTAGACGTGGAGCTCGTGGGTGCAAACGGGACACTCCACGGTTTGGTCCCGCTCGAGGAGCTTGGCCACGCCTTGCCGGTGGCGGACATCGGCCGCGTAGGCCGCGCGGACCTCGTCAATGGACGGCCGCGCCGGGTTTCGCGGCGCCGGGTCAAAGAGCGTGGCCTCGGTCACCATGTGCGGACTCCTTGGAGAAAGTTGAGGATGATGGGGATGGAGGCGAGCGCGAGGAGAGCCCACACGAGGAGGACGGTGAGACATCCCCAAAAGTATCGGCGGCTCGAGCTCATCGCCGGCCAACCTTGGCGCCACCCTGGCGCGCCAGCTCCACGCCGAGGCGTGTGGCGATAGGGGAGAGCTTGGAGATGCGCTCGAGGCGGATGAGGAGCTCGAGGAGGATGCGCGCCTCAAAGAGCGTGAGCTTGTTGGTGCCGCGTCCAATCTTGGTGGCGATGCGGCGGACGGCCGAGACGGCGCGCGGGTCCTCATCGCCGGGGAGCATCCGCATAACGTCCGCCGGCGTGAGCTCGTTGAGATGTTGGTGGAGCTCCGCGGCCTCGGTCTCATTGAGACGGAGGAGCACGGCTCTCACCGGTGTAAATCGTTGCGCCATTGGTTGCCTCCTAATTAGGTGACGGGACGGCGGTGAGAGCTCTATGGCGTTGCGCCGCGTGAGCTGGCGCGCCGGCCGGAGGAGGCAAAGCCAACGTCCGGCGTGCTCGGACATCACCACCATCCCGTCCATGAGGTTTCTACAGTCTCCGCGCGCCGGCCGCAAGCTCCTCATCGGAGAGGCCGGCGGCCAAGACGGCGGTTGCATGAGATGTGAGAGAGGCCAATGTTGGTGAGTTGCATGAGCTCCACGAGCTCGGCGCCATCGTGAGCCTCTCGAGGGTCAATGTGGCAAACCTCGAAACACTCACCGCGGGAGAAAGGCGCGCCGCAAAGGAGACATCCTTGGCGGTGCCGGACCTCGAGATGCTCGAGGAGCTCGCCGGCGGTGTAGCCACAAATGGCGAGGCCGCCGAGGTCACCAACGGGGAGCGTGTTGAGCCTCCTGGCGCGGCCGGTGAGCATGGTGCGGACGCGGTTGACGAGCTTGGACAAATCCCCGGAGCTCCACGGTGGAGCTCCCACGGATGCCGGCCGGTGGTGGCCTTTTCTACTACTACTGACCAAAAGAGGGTTTTTCATAAGTAGTAGTAGCACTAGGCCTTGTGGAAACGTGGAAAACGTAGGCGAAGCCGCGCCGGCGTTGGCGTTCTTGTGTGGAAAACATTGTGCATCGAGCGCGGATAGAGCGCGGAAAACCGGAGGCCTCGAGGAGCTCCACCGGTTTCCCACATGGTCCTTGTGGAAAACATCATCAAACCCGCTCCGGTGTTGGCTTTGAGCTGTGGAGAAATTGTGGAAAACGGCGCCGGCGGCGTGATTGGGTTTCTCGTCATCGCCTCCCAAGCGTTGCCAAGGTCCCTCTCTACCGCCGGCGCCGATGTCATCGGATGATGGCGGTGGCGATGGTGCCGGCCGCCTCGCCAAGCTCGGCCTTGAGATAGGCCGCGGCGCGCTCGATGGCGGTGAGCTTCCACGCGCCACCATCGGCCTCAAAGAGCGCCCACTCCACGGGGTCCTCACCGCCACCGCGAGCGCGGAGGAGATACTTGGACGCCGGTTGCTCGAGCTCGTTGAAGGTGCGAAACGGCGCCAGCTCCACGGGATTGGGGAGAGGCGCGGCGCCAACAAACGTCACACCCTGGCGGACGTGGATGGTTTGGGTGATGCCATCGTCCTCCGTCTTGACGGATTGGTCCTTGCTCACCGTGCCGGCGAGCTTGATGACGGCATCCACATCGCCGGTCTCGGCCACGAACATCGAGCCGAGACGGATGACAAAATCCTCCGTCTCATGCCATCGGCCAAACTCAAACCGGCCAACCTCGTGGCACGCTCGAGCGTAGGTGAAGCGTTGCCGGAACACACCGCGGAGCTCCCCGATGAGGAGGACCTCCGTGTGGCTTTTGACGTGGAGCGCGAGGCGCGGCGCATCCTCGAGCTCGTGCATGTTCTCTAACAGGCTCTCGGACATCGCGGCGCGGATGCCGTCCACGTCCGCCTCGAGGTAGTCCACCATGCCGGAGAGCGTGTGGAGCTCGAGAGCGGCCGGCTCCGGGAGCCGTGGCCGGAGGTCATGGAGCACGGCGCTCCCCATCGGGACATCCGCGATGTCCTCCCGGCGGTACTTATTCCGCTCGAGCTTGGCGATGGCTTGGATGGTTGTTTCGTCAATCATCGGATGTTGCCTCCTCCTTCTTGCCGCCGGCCACGGAGGCGAGCGGTGTGATGCCCTCACCGCGCTCCGGGTCAAAGATGTCCCGTTGGCGAGGGTCATACTCTACGGCGATGAGAGCGCCCATGCGGCGCCCCATGTGGACAACGGTGGTGACGGCGTTGCGGTTGGCGAGCTTGGTGACAACCTCGATGGCCACGCCGGAGATGTCCCGGTCCTCGCCACACATAAACGTCACCTTGATATTGATGACGCGGTTGGCCTTGGCCACGATGTTGGGGTCCTCGATGTTGCTGAGGACCTCCTCGAGCGCGGCCTCAAAGAGCTCCACGGCCGCTCCGTCCTTGAGCGTGGTGAGCGTGACGCGGTCCTCATCACGCGGCTTGTTTGCCATTGGCCTCCTCCTCCTATCGTTGCGCGATGTAGACGGGCTTGCCGGTTGCCGCTCGGACCACCGCGCGGAAACGCTCCGCGTCCGCGTTGCCATCGCTTAGATGCATTAGGTGTATCTCCCGGACGTCCGAGAGGTCATTGGCCTCGAGCATAGCCACAACGCGCTCGAGGCCAAAGTGGTAGCGGAGCACGCGGCTCTTTTGCTCGAGGCGGAGCTCCCCGGCGTAGACGCGCCGGCGCATTATCTCGAGAGAGTAGTTGCACTCCACGAGGACGTGGGTGAGCCCTTCAAAGGTGTGGGGGATGTAGGCGGTGTCCGTGGCATAGAGGACCTTGGCGCCACGGTTGGAGGCGAGAAAGAAACCCACCGGCTCCGCCGCATCGTGGATGGCGGAGAATGGGAGGACGGCGAAAGAGCCAACCTCAAATCTCTCGCCGGCCACGATGACGCGCGCCAACGGATGTTGGAGGCCGAGCGCATCGCGCGTCCCGGCGGTGGCGTAGACATTGATGCCACGGCGCGCCAGCTCGGCCGCGCCGCGGCAATGGTCTTGATGCTCATGGGTGATGAGGACGCCACCGAGCTCCGCCGGCCCAATGGAGCGGCGGAGCTCGGACCAACGGAGGCCGGCATCGAGGAGGACGCGCGTGGCGCCGTCATCAATGACGGTGGCGTTGGCGGCGCTCGAGGATGCGAGCGGCTTGACGTCGAGCATTGCGGCCGGTCCCCTAGAAACCGCGGCGCGCGGCGTTGGCGTCCTCCACATCCTCATCGGCTCCGGTGGTGATGACCTCGGCCTCCACCACACCGCCGGCCGGCGGCTCGAGTTGGAGCTCCGCTCCGGTGTTGGCCACGGACTCCACAACCTCCGCCATCTCGGCCTCCACCGCAAGCTCATCGGAGCTTTGGATGGCGCGGAGTAGGTGAGCATCGGAGCTCGAGTTGATGAACGGCTTGCACGCGCGGCGGATGATGGTCCGGTAGACCATCTCCTCGTCAAACTTGGCGTGTGTGGTGGAGGCATCGCCGGCCTTGTAGGTCTTGGATTGTTTCCAAGACTGTTGGATTTGCGCCCACGTCATCACCACCGTGTGAGCCGGCCGTCCTGGCGGCTCCACGATGCAATAGGCCGCCTTGATGTCTCCGCCGATGTTCTCCACTTTCTGGCGGTGGACGGTGACCTCCTTGCGGCCGCGGATGAGCTCATACTCAAACTCATCGGCCGCCCACACCACCGCGTAGGCAAACTCCGTCCCCGGCTCGATGCGGTGGACGAGCGCCATATCTCCAAAGTAGGAGCGTTGAAAGGCGAGCGTCTTGCCGTAGGCGATGAAATAGCCTTGGCGCTTGGCGGCGCCAACGTAGAGGCCTTGGGTGACCATCGAAAGGAGAGCGTTGGCGATGCTGTCCTTGGAACACTCGTGGATGGCGAGCTTCTTGTCCCTTGTCTTGACCTCTTGGAGCTCGAGCCACGCGGCTTTCATCGCATTATCCGCGGAGTAGTCCGGCGGGAGGACGAGCTCGCCGGCCGTGGCCATCGCCTTGACCTTGGCCGCCACGATGTCCACAACGGTGTCTTTTATCGTGAGCGCGAGCACGGCCACGCCGGGAGCTGGCGCCGGAGCTGGCGCCGAGGATGGGTCTTGTCCATTGGGTTTGGTCATTGCTTGCCTCCTCCTATTTTGTGGCGTCCGTCGCCACGTTGGAAACGCGGAGCGCCGCGTCCTCGGCCGATACTACCAAACGGATGAGCTGACAATCCATAGCCGGGAGCACGGTGACGCTCTCGGATTGGTCCACCCACACCGGCGGCGCGATGCCGTAGTGGCCTTGGAGCGTTTGGATGATGTCCATGCCGTGTTGGATGCGCGCGCCGTGATTGGCGGAGCTCCACGGGACACCATCGCAAACGGTCTCACAACACTCCTCGAGCGCGCCGTTGATGAGGACGTGAAAGAGCTTGAAACGCGCCGTCCGAAACCTCGCATTGATGCGGTCCTCGAGGAGCGCCACCTTGGCGCGTGTGAACATCTCGAGGAGATGGAGGACGTGCTCGATGCGCGTGAGCTCGGTGCCGAGCGTGGCAAGCTCCTCCTCGAGCTCGGTGACGCGCGCCGCGGCCTTGGCGGCCGTCTCGCCGGCGGTGATTTTGGCTTGGATGCCGTCAATGCGCTCCTTGGTCACTTGGATTTCTCCATCGAGGCCGGCGAGGAGGGACGAGACACCCTCCGTGGCCACCGCAATGGACGCCTCCGCGAGCATAACGGCCTCACGCGCCGCATCTATCACGGTGGTGGTCTCCGGCGCTTGTGGCGCCGCTGAGGACGTCCTCGCCTTGGCCTCCTCGAGCGCGGTATCCGCGCCGGCGAGATTGTCCTTGGCCTTGGAGAGCTTGGCCTCGAGCTCCGGGAGCTCGGCCTCGGTGTCCGTGATGGCGTCCGCGGTGGTCTTGCCTCGAGCGGTGATGGTCTCGAGGAGCTCGGCCTTGGCGGTATTGAAACGCTCGAGCGCGCGGCTCTTGGCCTCCTCCACGATGCTCTCCGGGAGAGCTTGGTGGCACGTTGGACACATCCCCACGGGGTCCGCCTCCGCGGCCTCGAGGAGCTCCGCCAGCTCGTGGAGCTCGGAGGCCTCGTCCGGCTCCCCGTAGTCCTCGCCATCCACGAGGTCCCAATACTTGCGGAGGTCATCGCGCGTGATGCGCGCCGCGTGGAGATACTCGTTGCCGGCCTCGAGGTCATCATTGGCCTTGGCGAGCTCGCCACCGAGCGTGGTGACGGCGGCCGCGTAGGTGCGCTCCTGGCGCTCGAGCTCCTCGCCGGCGCCGCTGGCCTCCTGGCGCGCGGCCGTCTCGGCATCCACGAGCTCGGCGCGTGCCAAGGCGAGCGTCTCCTTGCCGGAGGCCACGGCGCCACCCTCGGCGGTGGAGACCCTCGAGGCATCGAGCTCCGCGAGCTCGAGACGCGCGGCCTCGAGCTCGGTGCAGACGGCCACGATGTTCTCCACGTCCTCCGGGATGGTCCGGCGGACCTCGTCAATGCGGACGGGGATGCGCTCGAGCTCCTTGTTGACATCCCGGCGCCGAGCGTTGAGGACCTTGCGCTCGTCCTCGATGGTGCGCTTGCCGAGGAGCTCCGGGAGCTCCTCGAGCTCCGCCTTGGAGCGGATGACATCGGCGTCCGTGAGCTCTCCTCCGAGCTCGAGGACGAGCGCGCGCCGCTCTTGCCAATGGACGCGCTCGGAGAAATGGACGGGGTCCGTGAGGATACGGAAGCCATCGAGGTCAATGTCCGCGAGCTCGATGAGGCGCTTGTCATATTCTGTTTTCTTGACGGGGACGCCGTCCACGAAATAGTCCGTGGTGTGGCCGGTAAACGTCTTGTCCGCCTCACCGCGGCGCTTGGTCCAAACCTCCTTGTAGACCTTGCGGAGCTCGAGGCGGATGGCGCCGGTGAGGATGAGCTCGGCGCGGACCTCATGCTCGAGGTTGTGGATTGGCTCGCCGTCCTCGAGCGTCTTGATGTCAAACTCCGCGGCGCCGGAGCTGTCCACGCCAAAGAGGAGCCAACAAAAGGCGTCCGCGAGCGTGGTCTTGCCGGTGGCGTTGTCACCGTAGATGGCGACGTCGAGCCCATGAGGCTCGAGAGCAAAGGCCGTGACGCCTTTGAAGTTTCGGAGCTCAAGCTCCGCTATGCGAATTTCATGCATGGTTGACCACTCCTTTTGTCGGCCATTTTGCGCGCCTTGCGGAGCGCCTTGGCCGAGGGAGAATCGAGGTTAACACAATGAACGCGCCGACACCGCCGGCGCCGGTCATTCTGTAGACGCGCGCAAACCACGGCGTCCAATTGGTGGTCCCGGATGGGACACCACACGGTCCGGTCACACGGCTCGAGGAGCGCGTAGACTTCGCGCTCCTCGGTGGTGGTCCGTGCGGTGTCCTTGAGATTGAAAGTTGCCAACGGTGCCTCCTCCGTTTTGGTGTGGCTATTTCTCCGCGAGGTCATCCACGGCCTCACCAACATTGATGATGGCGAGGAGGATGTGGACGGGGAGCCGGCCGGTCCGTCCGGTGGCTATCCCGCGGAGCGCGGCGCGCTCCCCGCGCCGGTCCTCCCGGCGTTGTGCGAGCTCCTCCTTGGTCGGTTTCTTGGCCTTGGCCACGCTAGTGGCTCCGCTCGTCCTCGAGGTCCTCGAGGCCTTGGCCGTAGCGCCGGCGCCATGTGTTGAGCTCTACCTCGGCCTCCTCGAGCGCCGTGGAGAGGTCCCCGATTTTGTGGCGTTGGACCTCGAGCTCCTTGTTGGCCTCGATGCTCTCGAGCTGGTAGGCGCGGATGCTCAAGTTGGTCCCGAGCTCGTGAGCTCGAGCCCATTGGTTGTTGATGAGCGCCGCGGCGATGAGCGCCACCACGGCGAGGAGAAACGCGGCCGGCCATCCCATCTCCATCATCGGCCGCGCTCCTCGAGCTGGCCATCCGTGAGGACGAGGTCTCCGTCAATGAGCCGGTTGGAGAGGTCCTCATCACACAAGGCGATGGCATCGTAGGCGCCTTGGCGGACGGCGAGGACCTCGTCATAGGAGAGCTTGGCGAGGCCGCGCTTGGCCTCCGCGAGCGGGGAGCCACCGAGGCCCTCCCGAAAGAAACGCCGGATGGCGTAGAGCTTGGTGGTGGTCATCGGCCGAGCTCCACGAGCTCGATGGCCTCGTCTCCAATCCACGTCCACGCCAATCCGAGAGCGTCCGCGAGGAGCTCGAGGAGCGGGTCAATGACGGGGTCCGGTGTGAGCTGTCCATCGAGCGTGGTGCCGGCGAGGATGCGATGTTGCGGCCGGTAGCGCCATTGCTCGGCGTAGTAGGTGACGGCGTTGTTGTCCACGAGGACGCGCGGCCGGCCGGTGGAGCTCCCGGACGAGATGGCGCCGAGGACATCGGCGGCGCGGACCACCGCGGCCGTGGCCATGAGGCTATCGGCTCTCACCGCTCGGCCGTCGAGATTGTCCTTGATGTTGGTGATGTAGGTGGCGAGGATGGCGCGGCGCGCGCGCTCCTCGCCGTAGGCGATGCGCTCCGGCTTGAGCATCTCCTCTTGTTGCGCCGGCGTGGCCAGCTCCCACGAGCGGCGAGCGGCCGCGGCCGCCTCCGGGTCAAAGATAGTGTGTCTCATCGAGCTTGCCTCCTCTTGGTTGCGTTGGTTATCCATGTTAGCCACTCCAATGGAGCTCATCAATGGTGCGCGCGATGTTGACCACGTCCGCCTCGAGCTCACCGCGGAGATACGCTCTTTGGACGTAGCCGTTGGCCGCGGTGCTCGCCATCTTGCGGCCGGCGGGATAGACGTTGGCCGCGGCGCGGAGCTCGAGGCCGGTGGCCTCCTCTGCAATCTCGCGCTTGCGGCGCTCGCGGAGCGGGATGCAAGAGTCCACGCTATCGGCGCCGATGGCGCGAGCGTAGACGATGCGCTTGCCGGAGCCGATGCGGCCGATGTGGACGGGGACGCCGGCGCGGTGAGCCTCGAGGATGATGCCGGGAGCCGCGGCAAATTTCCAATCCGTGGAGCCACCGATAAAGATGCCGCCGCGGTGGCCGTACTCCACGAGGCCGATGGCGCCGAGGATGTCCTCTCGGCTCATGCCATCTTGGACGGCCACGTAGCGTTGGACCTCGGCTCCCCACGTTGAGCGCGCCAGCTCGTCAACCTCGAGCCACCACTCACAAGAGAGGTCCAAGGAGGCGGAGCCACCGGCCACGATGTCCGGGACCACGATGAAATCCGGCGCCGGCGCCTCGGCCAACCGCTCAAAGGCGCGGCGAAATTGCGCGCCGTCAAACGGCCGGCCGGCCTTGAAATCCTTATAGGCTCCGTTATCCAGAAACCACGGATGGCGCCGAGGGAGCCACTCGTCCCTTTGGACACACTCACCAAAGCCGGCGGCCGCCAGCTCGGCCACCAAGGAGTGTGAGCGGGTTTGGCCAATATACATTTTCATTGTCCGAGCTCCTCGAGCTGGCGCCGGCGGACATCGCGGCGAGCGTGAGCGGGGAGGTTGCGGCCGAGCTCGCGCTCCACCTTGCGGCGCGCCTTGGCGCGGAGCTCCTCGATGTGCTCGGCGGCGCTCTTGTGAGCGGTGAGCTTCTCGATGGCGGCGCGCCTCGAGGCGGACGCCTCACACGAAAAACACACGTAGCCGGTAGGACCCTCAAGCCAAGCGTGCTCGGTGAGGAGGTTGCGCCCACAATCGGAGCACGTTGGGACGTTGATGGTGACGGCGGTGGTGGTGACCATTAGATGCTCCCCTCCTCGTGGTCCTCGAGAGCCGAGAGCGCATCCGCCACGGTCTCATAACCGAGAGAGCGCGCGCGGATGGCGAGAGTTGCGACCTCGAGCGCGGTGGCGAGCTCGAGCGCCACGCCGTCCACGGCGGCCGCCGCGGCATTGAGCGCGTCCACGAGGCCCACGGCCTCGGAATAGGTGAGCTCCTCGCGGCCGTAGTGCTCGGCGCCGGCGGAGTAGTCGCCAATGGAGAGCGTCCGGCCATCGCGGCCGCGGTGCTGGCGCTCCACGCGGTAGACGGCGCCTCCCCAATGCGCTACGCGGTAGACGTTGGCGGTGCCGTTGTTGTTGGTGCTCGGTGTGTTGCTCATGCCTTGCCTCCTCCGTTGGTGGCCGGTGCCTCCGGCTGGTTAACAGTGTACTCTTTGCCATCCTTATAGGTCAACACTGTTAGCCTCGATTGGACGCGATATATTCTCCTTTGGTCATCGGCATTTACGGACGCAAAAAAGCCGCCGCGAGCTTGGGGAGCTCGAGGCGGCCACGGGAGGCCTTGGTTGGTTGGCTCAAGTTGGGCGAAACGGAGCCAAGCCGGCCTCTCCTATCCGGCGGAGATGCGGACTACCGAGCTCACGAGCTCGGCGCCGGCGGCTTGTCCGGGAGCTCGATGCCGGCGTCCGCGAGGAGCTTGCGGAGGCGCTCCCATGCATCGCCATCAAAGACATCGCCAAAGGCGCGGAAACGCTCTTGCCACCATCCTTTGTTTTCGAGGTCGATGCCCTCGCCTCGGAGCATCTGCTCGATGTAGCGCGTGAGGAGGTCTCCGGCCTCGAGCTTGCCGAGGATGAGGAGGTCCCGGTCCATCCGCTTGAGCTGTACCTCGAGCGTTTTGTTGTAGGCCTCGAGGCCGGCTTGGATGAGAGGCATTATCAGAGTCAACGCGGCCATCATTTTCTCCCAAGTTGTTTGTGGCGGTGGAGGCGGAGGAGGCGGAGGCGGAGGCGGAGGCGGTGGCGGTGGCGGTGGCGGTGGCGGTGGCGGTGGCGGTGGCGGTGGCGGTGGCGGAGGCGGAGGCGGCGAGACCTCCCACCGCTCGAGCTCGCCATCCGGTCCGGTGTCATCGTCCCAAACAAACCACTCCGGCTCTCCACGGTGCTCATACTCCGGCCGGCTCCGGCCGATGTGGCGAGAGGGTCCGGCAAGAAAGAAAGCCACCGGCTCCCCTGGCGCCGGCATCGTGTGGCCGTCGCCGGTGATGTGTAGAAACTCAAACTCCGTGAGGTTGCGCTCGCGCTCCCATCGGAGCCGCTCGGACGGCGCGGCGATGAACTTATCACCGGCGCGGAACACCATCCAAATCACGCCGAGCGTCTCCGGCTCACCGTCCAAGTCTAGGAAAGGCCAATCACTCTCATCGAGCCGCTCCCATGTGGCAAAGATGGTCTCCTCGGAGGTCCACACGCGGAGAAACTTGGTTGGCACCACGCGCCATGTGAGGACGGTGAGCGTCCCCGGAAATACGGGGACGATGTCCTCGAGCTTGGGGAGCTCCGCTCGGCCGCTCATGCCGCCAGCTCCGCGGCGTCCTCGTAGGAGATGCGCTCCCATCCGGCGCCATTGTCGATGTAGAGCTCACGCGCCGGCGGTTGCGCCGCGTCGAGCGGGATGTCCACATGGATGTGGCCACGGAGAGGGTAGAGGCAAAGCCGGTCATACTCCGGGAGCTCCTCGAGGACCTCGAGGCCGAGCTTGGCGATGCGGACAAAGGCGTGGATGCTATTGAGCTCCTCGAGCTCGAAATCCGCCGCGGTGGCGCGTAGGTGTCTTGAGGTAGGTGGCGCCATTTTCGGCGCGTAGACGGCCGCGTGGAGAGCCGGAGGACGGTATCCGCTCGAGATGTGGATAGCGCCGGCGGCGAGGAGCTCACGGATGTCTTGGAGGACCAATGCGAGACGGACGAGCGTGACCACAACCTCGGCCGCCAGCTCGAGCGGATTGGCCGCGAGCTCGGGATGTTCCCTCGAGGACACGAGCTCCCCGAGATGGATGTTACGGGTGACGCGGATGATGGCCACCGTTAGCTCCGTCCGTCGCCGGTGCCGGTCTTGCCCTTGATGACGGACTTGGCCTTGTCACCGCCGGCCTTTTTGATGGCCTCCACCAATCCCCACGAGGCCGCGAAGTTGACGCCGGCAAAGACACCGGCGCCGGCCACGAGCTCGCCGGCGCCGAGGCCCTCCGGTCCCATGCCGAGCGCCACGCCGGCGGCGATGAGGAGTTGGCCGGCGATGTTGGCGTAGATGGCGAGCTTGCCGGGAAACGCCTTGGCGAGCTGGCGCGCGAGCACGATGAGAGCGGGGATGGCCACGATGGCCGCGGCGTGGAGCTCGAGGTTTTCCAATTTGCTGTCCTCCGGTGTTGGATGGAAACGTCCTCGAGCTTATACCTCGAGCTCGAGGATGACGTGGCCGTCCTGGCAAACATAGACGCGCTCCGGCTTCTCGCCGGCCTCGAAATCACAACCGCCGTGGCCGCCACATGCGTCACCACATCCGCCGGCGCCGCGCGCCGCGGCGGAGCCTTGGAGCTCTCCGCGGCCGCGGAGCGTCTCGAGCTTGAAAGCCGCGAGGATGCGGACCCAATCCTCGAGCTCGATGGTGAC